GGTGTTACAACTACTCACGAAGGATACTTTGATGAGAAAGGTAAACCAGTAGTAGACAAGAAAACTAAGGCAGTGAAACCTGCTCCAGATCCTGCTTGGTTGTTATTTGAAAAATGTATGAGGGGTGATACTAGTGACAATATCTTTAGCGCCTATCCAGGGGTAAGAGAGAAAGGAACCAAGAACAAAGTTGGACTTAGAGAAGCCTTTGGTGACAAAGATAAGAAAGGATTTTACTGGAATAATCTTATGTTACAGCGTTGGATGGACCATGAAGGTAAAGAACATCGTGTGTTAGAAGATTATCTACGTAACGTTCAATTGTGCGACTTATCTGCACAGCCAGAACATATTAGAACCATAATTAATGAAACTATTTCTAGCGAAATAGCCAAAGAAAAGAATGTAGGTCAAGTCGGTATACGACTATTAAAATTTTGCTCAGAATATGATTTGGTTAAAATCAGTGAACAAGTCCAATCATACGCTGAACCACTTAACGCGAGGTATTGTGAATGACAGCAGAAGCAAAAGTATTAGTACCAAATAAAGAATGGTTAGTAAAAACAGAAGCGGGCAAAGTTGGAGGAATAGCCAAAAATAAAAAAGGATATCTGTTTTATCAAAAAGGTAAAACATTGGCCTTTAGAAATTTAGACGAAATTAATTCCACATTAGGTGTTGCCATAAGTGAAGATAACACTAAAAAGTTCAAGCCTAATCAACAAGAAACACACTCAATTTATGATTATCCTTGTAGTTCAAAACCTTATCAACCTGTATACAACGTAAAGAAAAAACTACCTTTATTTGCCAAAAGTGATAAAAGCAAAAGCCAATATTGTGCCGGCTACTACACTATCAAGTTTAGAAAAGGCTGGGTTAAAAGTTTCTGTCCTAAACTAATTACACTGGATCGTTATCCATTTCATGGTCCATTCAAATCTGAACAGGACATGAAAACACAACTTAATACAATTAATAAAAATGAAACAAACACTTAATACATTGCCAATTGAAGAGTTCCTAAATAAAGCCCGTGTGGCCATTAAAGGCAACCAAAAAGAAGTATGCCTTACAATAAAAGAAGCCACAGATCTTCAAAATAGTCTCAGTGTAGTAATGACCAGGTTAGCGGGTGACCTAGATAAATCTGCTCCTAGTTTAGACATTATAGAAGTTAGAATGAACGGTGGTAGTTTTTAATTTTTGACATGCTAAATATATACGCACTTATCGGAGATGTGTATATGAGCAGGCCGAAACCAAAGGTATTATTAGAAGTTACTAGTAAAAAAACATACAAAACTGAGCAAGTATTAGAGGCCGATGCCATTTGGGCTGTATTCTATCAAGGCAAGCCTATTAATCTCAAAACATCAAGTCTAGTAGGTCAACAACTTGGCCCAAAATACAAAAAAGTCAGTTTCTCCAATAGTGGGCATGCCTTCAATTTGGCTGAAAAATTGAATAAAATGTTCTCTACAGACCAGTTTAGTGTGTACAAATTAACCACTGGACAAGAACTCAAACATGAACATAAAGACTGAAATTACCAAATATGTAGCAGACAAAAACGGGCTACCTACAGACGACAAAAGTATTAGAGAACTCAAAAGAATATGGTGGTGTAGCACCAGAAACAAGCCCAAAGGCGGTCTACAATTAACCAATGAAGGCGTAGATCAACTTATATTGGCAGACATCAAATGTCATCTAATAAAAATAGACAGGTCCTTAGAACTTACCAATCAAAATATCATTTGGTTAGACAATTTTATAGACTGCCCTTGGCACCTAACTGATAAAGACATAAGAATGTTTACAGAAAGAATGGCCATTCAACTAGTGTTGTTTTCGGGCAACATTCAAAAATACTTGTTTAGTCGCTCAGAAAGTTTAAAAAGTCATTGACAGTATCTAAGATATCTCATATAATATATACATATTGAAACATTAGTTCAATATTCCACTAACAAATTTTTAGAGAGATAACATGGCTGAACAAATGTCTGCTAATCGTACTGTTTCGCCCAACGAGGCAAAACGTTCAATTCGTAAGTGTATCAAAGTCAAACGTCCTGTGTTTATGTGGGGTCCTCCAGGTATCGGCAAGAGTGATATCGTTAAACAAATCGGCGACGAATTCGATCGCGAAGTTATCGATGTTCGTTTGAGTCTATGGGAGCCTACTGACATCAAAGGTATCCCTTATTACAATAGCCAAGCCAATACAATGAGTTGGGCACCTCCTGCAGAACTGCCCACTGACCCGGAGTCTACTGCTATTCTGTTCTTAGACGAACTCAATTCTGCGGCTCCTGCTACCCAGGCAGCGGCTTATCAACTTATTTTGAATCGTCGTGTGGGAACTTATATCCTGCCCAAAGGCGTGGCTATTGTGGCTGCTGGTAACCGCGAGACTGACAAGGGCGTAACTTATCGTATGCCTGCTCCGTTGGCTAACCGTTTCCTACATTTGGAACTTCGTACAGACTACGAAGATTGGTTACAATGGGCTACCAACAACCGTGTTCACGAACAGGTTGTAGGTTACATTGGCTTTGCCAAGCAGGATTTGTACGATTTTGATCCAAAGAGTTCAAGCCGTTCATTTGCTACTCCACGTTCTTGGTCATTTGTTAGTGAGTTGTTAGAGGATGACGACTTAGATGAGGGTACCTTAACCGATTTGGTAGCAGGTGCCGTAGGTGAAGGTCTCGCTGTTAAGTTTATGGCACACCGTAAGGTTGCTAAGCAGATGCCTAAGCCTGAGGATATTCTAGCAGGCAAAGTTAAGAAGTGTGATATCAAAGAGATTTCGGCAATGTATTCACTTACCGTAAGTCTTTGCTACGAACTTCAAACTGCTAACCAAAAGAAAGTTAAGGATTGGGACGCAATGGCAGATCAGTTCTTTGGCTTTATGATGGATAATTTCCCAACTGAGTTGGTTGTTATGGGCTCAAAGGTTGCATTAACTAACTATGCACTACCGTTTGACGCCAGCAAGTTGAAGAACTTTGACAGGTTCCACGACAAGTATGGCAAGTACATCATCCAGGCAATGGAATAAAAAAGGCCCGCAAGGGCCTTTTTACTTGCTCTCTAGGCAACGAGATAGTATAATTATGTATATGTTAACAAGGAGTCAACAATGGCATCAGTAATGAAATCTGAAAAAACTAGGAAAGTAGAGCCTAAAAACTTTACGCCAGCAGAAAAGAATAAGATTATAGAAAAGTTGGTAACTGCTCGTGTTGGGTTATTGCTACGTCATCCGTTTTTTGGCAATCTTGCCACACGTTTGAAACTGGTAGACGCCACCGACTGGTGCCCTACGTTGGCCACTGACGGAAGGACTTTCTACTACAATAATGACTTTGTAAACCGCATGACTACTAAGGAATGTGAGTTTGGATTCGCACACGAAGTCCTACATAATGTGTTTGACCATATGGGACGCCGCGACGGAAGAGATCCGCAACTTGCTAACATTGCCGCAGACTTTGCTGTCAATCAAATCTTAAAAGATGAGCGTATCGGCGAAGTGCCTAACTGGATACAGATCTTTCAAGATGACAAATTTCGCGGATGGAGCTATGAGCAGATCTATGATGATCTAGAAAAGCGGGCTTGCAAAATTGATATCAATAGCCTAGGTGAATTATTAGATGAACACCTAGATGGGGAAGGTGATGGTGATGGGGGAGGTGACCAACAAGATGGTAAGGGTCGCCCAAAACTTACTCCAGAAGAGAAGAAAGCCATCCGTGACGAAATCAAAGAGGCCATGGTCGCCGCTGCCCAGAGTGCCGGGGCAGGTAAGGTTCCGGCAGGCCTAGCACGCCTCATTAAGGACTTTACTGAGCCAAAAATGGATTGGCGGCAAATGTTGCGTATGAACATCCAAAGCCTAATTAAGAGTAATTTCAGTTTTGCCCGTCCAAATCGTAAAAGCCAACACTGTGGTGCTGTATTGCCAGGTATGATGAACGAGGAAACCATTGACGTAAGTATTGCTATTGACATGAGCGGTAGTATTAGCGATAAACAGGCTAAGGACTTTTTGAGTGAAGTTAAAGGTATCATGGACGAGTACAAAGACTTCAAAATTGACTTGTGGTGTTTTGACACAGACGTCTATAACTATGCTCAATTTACCGGAGATACGTCAGACGAAATTATGAATTACAAAGTAGCAGGAGGCGGTGGAACTGCATTTGAAGTTAATTGGGCGTTTATGGAACGTGAGAACATTGTGCCCAAGAAATTCATTATGTTTACAGATGGATATCCTTGTAGCAGTTGGGGGGACGAGGATTATTGCGATACCCTGTTCATTATACATGGTAACGAATCCATTATAGCACCATTCGGCCAGACTGCTCATTATAAATAAACATAGTAGTTTATGCCATTAAATAGAAACGAAGTAAATCCATTAGGGGTATTAAGGATGCGTAAGTTATCCTTTATACCCGAACATTTTGTCAGTATAAAAGCAGAAACCTACGTGGATATACAGGCAATAAATCATTGGATAACATATAATTTGAAAGGCAGATTCGCTATAGTACGAAAGCAAGATGTTAATCAACAGAACAAAATTTCGGACGTAGTAGAAATAGGTATGGAAGATCCTAAAGAACTTACAATGCTGTCTTTAGGATGTCCACATTTACATAATAAAAAGGAACTTTGGTAATGGAAAATGAAGAACAAGTAGCGCAGCCACAGGCACCTGCTCAGCCAGAATTGAGTATTGTAGATTTACAAAATTTACGATCAATTGTAGAGACTGCTGTCCGCAGAGGAGCGTTTCAAGCAAATGAAATGACCGCAGTGGGTGGCGTATATGACAGGTTAAACAACTTCTTAAACTCAGTAATGCCTAAAAAAGAAGAACCAGAACAGCCTGCCCAATAAGGAGAACATATGAAACACGTTGGGAAGATGAAGAATAATGGGGCCAAGGTTGCTATTGTATATAGAACTTTACCCGGAGATTCACAGAGTGCCTTAGTCGTAGGAACAAACCAGTTAGGTGATACTTATCATGATGCGCTAATGTCTGTAATACAGGAAAATAGCGGTCAGCAAGCAAATGAATTAGCAGATATTTTAGCTGTAAGAAAATTTCCAGACGGAGTTTACATGCTAGAATGGCTCCATACTAGGGGTCATCTAAAGAAAGTACCTACCAAAGGTGTTTTGGTAACTCCTACACCAACTGATAGTATTCCTTTAGACGAGCTCAACGTAATTATAGCAGAACAAAAAGGCGTCTCGGTTGACGATCTAGCAGTAACAGACGGTTCTAAACCTGCTAAGAAAGATGATCCTACTAAGACAACCAGTGTAAGTGTTAATGCCGGAGACGAAACTTTAGTCGAAGAATTAATACATAATTCTAAACCGGAAGAGCCGTTGTCGCCTGCCCAATTAAGATCTAAAGCAGATAAATTGTTTAAGGAAGCACAGCAACTTCGTAAACAAGCAGACGAACTAGATCCTCCTAAGCGTAGGACTAAAAAAGTTACAGCATCTGCTGAATGATTAATGCTATCGTAGCAGTCGATAATAACCAGGGTATAGGTTATAAAGGATCTATGCCCTGGCCCCATCTTCACTATGACATGCTTTGGTTTAAATTAATGACTGAAAACAATGTCATTATGATGGGCAGAAGAACGTGGGAAAGTATGAATAAGCGAAATTTGCCCAATAGAAAAAGTATTATAGTATCTAAAAAAATGGATCCAGAAATGGATATCTGGATGCCAGACATAGACTCTGCTATTACATATTATAAAATTTACCTTCATAGTAAAGATTTATACATTATAGGCGGTGGCGAAATCTATAATGCCTGTAAGTCATTTGTACAAAAATGGTATGTTACGGAAGTAAACAAAAACTATGACTGCGATACGTTCTTTGATTATAATTTTGTAAAACAGACAATTAAAAATAGAATAGAAATAGCAAAATTTGAATCACCGGTTGAACACACAATATACGAGTATAATAATGAAACATCAAGAATATGAATACCTAGATGCTCTAAAACTTATCTTAGACACAGGTGACGAACGTCCAGATAGAACCGGCATTGGCACAAAAAGTATTTTTGGTATGCAGTTACGTTTCGATTTGGATGAAAATTTTCCTGCTATTACTACAAAAAAATTAGCATGGAAAGCCGTGGTAAGCGAGTTACTTTGGTTCATAGAAGGCAGTGGTGATGAGTTTAGATTGAGGGAAATACTTCACGGTGATAGGTATATAGATAAAAAGACTATATGGACAGATAATGCTCAAGCACCTTATTGGACTGGCAAACGACTGCAACGGCATCCTGGAGACTTGGGAAGAGTATACGGTGTCCAATGGCGCAAATGGCGTAAACCCTTAATTAGAGTAAACAAAGTAGTTCTTCAAAACCACGACCAACTTCTAGAACTAGTTGCGGGTATTAAACATGATCCATATAGCCGCAGGCATATTATCACAGCATGGAATCCTGGTGAACTAGAATTAATGGCTTTACCTCCTTGTCATATGATGGCACAGTTTTATGTCAACAATGGAGAACTAAGTTGTCAAATGTATCAACGTTCTGCTGATATGTTTTTGGGGGTGCCATTTAACATTGCCAGTTATGCCTTGTTCACAAATATGCTAGCGCAGGTTTGTAATCTAGAACCAGGTGAACTTATAATTACGCTAGGCGATGCCCATATCTATAATAATCATATTGAGCAGGTTCGTGAACAGTTGTCACGCACACCATTAAGTTTTCCAGAACTATACCTAAACCAGGACATTACGTCTATTACAGATTTTACAATGGACGATATAGAACTGCGTAATTACCAGAGCCACGAAGCAATCGCAGCACCTATGGCTGTTTAGAGTATTAGTGCTTCTACAAAAATACTAGCATCACTGCTATCTTGTAGAGCGATGGCAAAGACATCGGGATGTCCGGGAGGTGTGCTTCTTGCTAATCCATAATCTGTAGCAACAAGCCTGTCACCCTTCTTAACAATTCCCTTGTATCTAACAGGAACACGACCTTTTAGAGCAACGGGGATACCATCAGCCAAATCTTGATTCATTAAATAAGCAGGATACATAGAAATTACACCAATAGCCCGATCGCCCTCTTTACAAAAAGTAACCTCTTTACTCCCTCCGATGGACATTACAGTGCCCGGCGGATATGTCTGATCTGGTAGGTACTTTTCAGCAAGGTCTGCATATCTAGCCGCAGTGGCAGTAACATTAAGAACGTTACTTCCTGCATCATAAGATAAATTTGAATTAACTTTTAACGATTGGCCGCCGCTGGTTCCATCTACAAAAGGCAAATAATGGGTGCCAGATACTGTAGAACTTACCGTGGTATAAGTGGAAGTGTTTGCTCTTAGAGCGTGACTAGCAGTTCCCCAAAAATAGTTTCCTTCTGTTTCAGAACTACCAGATGAATCTGCCCCTGCCAGTGTAATTCCCTTCTTAACACCGTTAGAAAATTTAGAAGTTAACTCTGTACTTGTAGGGGAAATTGACGAAACATCATCAGATATTTTTGAAAATACCACTAAAATGTCGGAACCAAATTTACCTTTTATAACAGGAAAACTTATACCTGTAACTGTATCAACTTCTTCATCAGGTACCCAACTGGCTCGAGATGTACTAGCATTTGCCGGTCCGATAGTTACAAATGTACTACCATCATATGCTTTTAATTGATTGGTGCTAGTGTCAAACCATAGGTCTCCAGTTACTGGGTTATCTGGATTAGATGCACTCTTAACTGTTAGACTGGCGATACCTTTAAAGTTTTTTCCGTCATAGGATATTTTTAATTGCCTTGTATCTGTATTATTATCAAACCACAGTTGACCTTGTAATGGCTTAGAAGGAGCACTTGTATTTGAAAAATTTTCTAACAGTTTTACAAAGTTCTCATTGAAAACTTCACCGTATCCAGAATAATTTCTACCTACTAAAGACAGACTTGTGCTAATATCTAAACTAGCATCATTTAGTGTAGTTAATTTAGTACCGTTAGTTTTGTTAATAATATATGGCATAATTCTTTACCAAGATGATGCGCTCAACGCAACCCTTCTCCATTTATCCTTCATATAGCAAATATAGATATAACCAGAATCCCATGCTATTTCGCCCACTTCACCTGTGGCATTTGATGTAGCGGGAACGTTACTTGCTATAATTGTTCGCCCTGTTATCTGTATATCACCTAACAAGTTCAAACCTCTAACACTGCTTGTAGTGGCAGTTGTAATATAATTAAACTGTGTTCCAGTGCTAATATAAAAATTGCTTCCAGAAACAAACCCCAGTGTTTCACCAAAGTTTTTCATTAAGGTTACATCTTTGCTTACATTGTCTAGATCTTTCAGAATATATGTAGGCAATGCCCATCCATTCTCACCCACAAACTTAGGAAAAATAGGACCCACTGTATAAACATTGTTATTTGCAACTACCTTTAATTGTTCATTCGAAATATCAAACCAAACATCACCAGATATTAGGTTAGAAGGTTCAGCGCCTGCGATGATAGCGCCGCCTACGTTTTTAAACTCTTGATCATATACTTTTAATCTCTGTGATGTAGTATCATACCACAGTTGACCCTTCAATGGGTTTCTAGGAGGGCTACTATTGGAACTAGCATCATTGCTTAACAATTTGATAAGATTATTATTCCAATGCTCACCGTAGCCACTATAATTTTTACCAACTAGTGTTAAACTGGTAGTTGTTTGATCTATAGATCTATCTGCTAGCGTAACTAGAGTAGTTCCATCTGGATTTAATATAGTATAGGCCATGTTATGTCTTAATTATATAATATGTTGTAGTAGTTACAGCACCTTGCGTAGAACTTACATACAGACTAGGTATTGTAAAGTTAGCGCCAGACCCACCGTAATGATATCCTAACACTGTGAACAAATCACTATACGTGGATGTACTTAGACTTGTACCTGTACAATACATCCAACCTTCAGGCAATGTATTTGTTACTGTTGAACCTGCCCATAGACGCAGTGTCCCAGGCATGTCTAAATAATTTTGAGCATATACATTGGTAGCATACACATTCTGATAGGGCAATGACTTAGTTCCCAATGAATTTGTGGCTGTGCTAGGTCTAACATTACCTGTTACCAAAGTGTTAGTAACCGTTGTGACACCAGTTACACGTAAATTACCTGTAATGCCGGCGTTTCCGCCTATGGATAAATTGCTAGAAACGAACCCATGTGTTCCTGAAAAACTATTTACAGTTAATAAACCATTAATAGTAGTATTTGTATTAACAGTGATTAGATCCTTATCAACACTTACTCTCGAAGTGCTAGCACCATAGGTTTTAATATTAATCTTACCACCAGACTTATTATTCAATATAACAGCGTCTGATCCATCTTTATAAAATTGTATGTATTCGGATGTAGGTGTACCTGATACTCTTATAACAACACCGTCTCTACCCTGTGAACCTGCTGTGCTTGGGGTTTCGTAGACAACTTTGCCTGTAATTTTTTGACCTACCGAAGTGCTATCATTCTTTAGTAGATAGTTAGCAGCCAGTTCTGAACCTAACTTTTCAGCATTTTCCACTGTACCGTAAAATTTAAAACCAGTTAATGAAGTTAAATTTACACCAGGTTTAATAGATGTAAATCCTAAAATACTAGGATTAGGTGTAAATTCTGTATCGGAACTTATGACAGCAACTACTGTTCCTTCTGACCATAACTTAGCGATCTTATGATTATTAGCACCTGTATCTGCCACAGTGTCAATTGTTAACCCAGTTTGATCCGATCCAGAACTAGAACTAGGACCAACCAATGTCCAACTGTTACTGTAATATAATTTTAAGGCATTATTGCTGGTATCAACCCATAGGTCGCCATTCTTTAATCCGCTTATAGGACTTAGTTTAGGATCTGTAGCCTGTTGATATATACCAGTTACCAGTGGCCAACGAACAGCACTGGCCGTACCATCCATGACACGTAGGACTTTACGATTTTTATTACTGGTATCATACCATAATTGTCCTTCAATAGGATTTTCTGGTGGTATAGGTCCTGAAAAGTTTTCTAACAAATGCAGAAAATTCTCTGCGTAGGCTTCACCATAATTAGGATAACCACGACCAACAAGTTTAAGACTGGTATCTACTGTGTTAATACCAGGAGGCATATCCGGCACAATCACTGTGCTTGTATTGCTGGAATCTGAAAAACTTAACTCATATGGCATGATTATATTCCATTAGCAAGGCTCTGTATCCTTACTGTATAATCTATCTGTATCATTCTATTCAATGATTTTTGAACGGGATGAAATATAACGTGAGTAAGCAGATCACCTAGACCTGCACCATCTGGACTATAGGCCTTAAGCCCTAACTCATCAAATACAAAGTCTCCGTCGGAGTTAGTGGCATTATCAAATGCGCTCTGGGTAGAAGGCTCACCGAAATCAAGTAGGCAACTTACTAGCACATCTGAATAGGCTGTGCCAAGAACATGTCTAACTTCCATAAAATTTCTTGCTGGATCTATGCTGCTGGCTTGCCTAGCATCTACAGTTTTATAGTATGTTTGATTATATAATCCAGCATTTAGTCCCACAGTGTTTGGTGTTAGATAAGTTATTACACCAGTTTCATCCACTCGTGTTCCGCCATTACCGAACGCCATTTCTGCAATCATTCCAAAACCTTGATTACTGACACTACGTGCTAAGGCCAAACTAAAATTTTCGTAATGTATAGCGTTTCTTTTATCAATAAACACTTCCTTAGTTACAGGATCAAATATTTTAATATGACCCTGTAGGCTAATATTACCCTGCTCGTTTGGCTTGGTTTGAGACTCTGTTGCCTGTGGAATCTTTTCACTTTTCATGTTGTTAGACTGTTCCATAATGATATTTATGTTAATTAAAATGTGCTTCCAAACACACGTCGCCAAGTATTAGTACCTACACAGATATAGACAAAATTGCTATCGTATGCTATAACTCCTACTACACCTGTGCTAGAACTATTAGCAGGAACAGATACAACCGTTAATGTAGCAGGTCCTTGCGGGCCTTGAGGTCCTGTAACGCCTTGCGGGCCTTCTGGACCTTGCGGTCCTGTGTCTCCTTGCGGTCCTTGAGGTCCAGTATCGCCCTGTGGTCCTTGTGGGCCCTGCGGACCCTGCGGTCCTGGAACTGAGGAATCTGCACCAGTAGCACCTGTTACTCCAGTAGGTCCAGATGGTCCTTGTGGTCCGGCACTACCTCTAACACCAGCAGGCCCTTGCGGCCCTTGTGGTCCGGTAGCACCCTGTGGTCCTTGTGGTCCAAACACACCTTGAGGTCCTTGAGGTCCTTGAGGTCCTTGAGGTCCGGTAGCACCTCCTGGGGTTCCTTGAGCACCGCTAGGTCCTTGTGGCCCCTGTGGTCCAAACACACCTTGAGGTCCTTGAGGTCCCTGTGGTCCGGTAGATCCTGTAATAGAAACACCACTAGGTCCTTGTGGGCCTTCTGGACCAGTAGGTCCGGGCCATCCGGTATATCCTTGATTACCTTGAGGACCTGATGGGCCAGTAGGTCCAGGTACATTGCTAACACCGCTAGGCCCTTGTGGACCTTGAGGACCTGTTATGCTTGTACCCGACGGGCCTGTAGGTCCTGTGGCTCCCATTAAACTTACTTGACTAACTTGATCCGCAAACTTTTGAAACTGAATTCGTTTAGCAATGCCGCCATCACTTACCACAAAGTAAGTGGTAAGAGTCGACGCTGTATTAATTGTAGGTAATTGCGTAATCTTTGGCATATCAATATCCTTCTAGCGGTTCATTATCTTCATCTGTTATGGCAAATCCGCTATCTTCAGTTAGTGCAGGATCTCCTCCATAGTAGTATTTGTCTGGTAGTTCGGCTGGTCTTGCCTGTAAAAATAGCGCAGCAGTACTAGTGCTTTCCATTAATGATAGTGTTGTGGATGTTGTTACTGCATCGTTCCATACACTAGACCTATCAAAATCTTTCTTAATTACAGTTAACTTAATACCTGCTTGAACACCTTCTTCAATATTTAATATAATATCGTTTGTTAAAGTATTAATAGTAAACTCTGCATCCTTGTAAGTTAATCCGTTATATTCATAACCGTTAACACTTTCGGACTTGTTAGATCTAGTGTAAACCCAAACTTGATTAGTTGCTGTAACTATATAGGCTGTGCCCAATACTTCTGTAGTTGGTATATCTGCCACAGTAGCAACAGACCCAACGCTGGTAATCACAGGGCTATCATAACTTTGTGTAACATCATGAGTGAATATACCTGTCTTTCTTAATGGTCTTCCACCGTAATAAACGCTAACTTGGTCTTCTAATCTCGCTGTGGATTGAATATATGTGTTTGTAGAGATAGTGTTTAACGGAATGCCATCATTAACAAATTTATGTTCTAGAGTGGTTGTTCCTATTAGGTCTCTATGGCCGGATAAATCTAAATCAATTTCATGATCGTATGATAAAATTGGATATGTATTAACTGCATACTCTGTCAATCTGTCTTGGCGCAGCATACGATCTTGATAGGGCACTGTTTGAGCAGAGCCTTGATCTATGACCTTGCTCATAACTTCTGAGTAATATGCTGGAGCAGTTCCTAATGTGCTACGACGTAACTGACTCAGTACATTTCCTGTAATTTTAAAGAATTCAATTCGCTCTCCGTCTAGTAAAATCACACCTGGAATATTCTTACTAGGAATGGGCTGTGTTAACACACTGGCATCTGCTACATGTATTTCTGTATCTTCAAAGTACAATTCTTGTGTTAGATATGTGGTATTTTGCTTAGACAAACGTTTGAAATGCGTTCTGTTAAAGATATCATTGAATATTCTATATCCAACAATAGTAGTGGCTAACTGGTCACTGCTCACAGTTTTTATAACAATACTATCACTAGAACTATGTTCGTATTCATCGCTAACTTGAATAGTAACCATATCGTCTAATATTTCAAAATCATGACGATTAACCAAAGGTACACCATTAACTATGACCCAAACATAATTTTCATTTAGGGCCGGTCTAGATAATTTGTACCTACGACTGGCCACACCTGCAAACCTCTCTGTTCTTACAAACATGTCATCATTGTTTGAATAGGTTAGCACACGCAAGGTTCCAGTTGTTACTGTGGCTAATGATGTTAAACTAAAGGTAGATGATGTCAAATACCATTCATAATCTATGTTGTCAGGAGGAATACTTTCTATTGCTATAACATCATTAGTGGCCAAAGGATAGGTTAGTGTTACCGTATTTCCTGCTACAGAATAATCCGAATAATCAATAGTTGAACCATTTATATAAACATTTACGGTAGATGTAGATAATGTTCCAGAATTGTTAATTGTGTAACTTGTTACAGCGATATTGCTTACTTCATAATAATCAATATGTGGTGATGTTAGATATCTAGAACCTATATCATCTGTCAGCTCAACTATCATTTGTGCTGCTGCTGGTTGTATAACACCTGAGGGCAATGTTAAGTTAAATGTAGTTTGAGTTGCTGTCCACTCAAAAACTTGCTCAGTAATTTCATTATAGTATTTGTTAACTGTGCCAAAGAACCAAGCACTAACTGTATTCTCACCATCTGGTAAATTGTAGACATTTACTGCTGCTCTATTACTAGTCTCATTGGCGTATGTTAACATGTAACCATAATTACTGGTAGTGGTTACTTGATTAATTGGTTGCCCGTTGACGGTTACATAAGCACTTTGGACGGTTCCTAATATGGCTAAACTTTGAATTTGTGTGGAAGTATACAGATCTAAACTACTGGTAGTTACTACTGTTAAACTTGCAGAATCAATAACACCTGCTTCTATACTGCTTCTTCCTCCACCCACACCAACAATGGTTAATCCTAACTGACCTGATGTAGGTTGTGGTGGTATTATAATTTCATTTGATGCCCAGTCAACACTATATTGAGAAGAAGTTGTAAAATTAGTGGTTGTAGAATATTCTAGAATATAATTTTCATAGACTGCTGTAATACTTAAAGGTGAAGGTGGGGTAATCGTTAATTGGAATGTAGAGGTAGTTCCACCGGTAACCTCATAGTAAGTTGATACTATAACAGGAGCACCTTCGGGATTCTTAGTGTATACATTTATACCTAGGCTCTCATTAACCTCACCTGGTATTAATTCTTCAGGAGCGTAACTGGTATTAGAACTAATAAACGCATCTCCAACAATAGATATATCCTCTGGATTGATACCTAATGCACTAACACGAGTTCCTGTTGTCCATCCTCCACCATCTATAGTACTGTCTAATATTGTTGTGTTATAATCATATGACCAAAACTCAACAGACCCTATGTTGTAAATGGTTGTAAGAGTATTATTAATCCAAGAAATTTGTGATGTAGATGTTAAATCAACTGTGATTGTAGAACTGAACTTAACAGAATTCGTAGCAGTTATGATGCTATCTACTTTTACCGAGTTGTATTGATAAACCACCTGGTCATAAAAGAATGTGCTGGTAGTTTGTTCGGGGCTAGCACTAACAATATTTACAAATTGTCCAACTGCTATACCTGTTGTAGTAGACAATATCAATGTATCTGTTCCTACAGATGATGTAGACGCAATCTCAATACTGTTATAAAATCCTATATCATCTGCCCAAGAACTTATACCATAACTTGATGTTGTGCTTTCATTACCTGCTCTATCTCTAAGCGTCCAATTAATGCCCCACTTGGTAGAATAATCAAACATCAAACCTTCAATTCTTGTTCTAGGATATACAATGCCCGACATAAGTTGTCCTAGGTCTAGACCAGGCATTCCAGATGTTGGGTTGTAATGATTAACTATCCTATCTACAGCATTAAGTATGCCAATATTTTTGTGGTACTGAACTTCTACTGTCTGCCCAGAAAGCGGAACATAGTTAATAAACACCACCTTACAATATTTTTTATTGTATTCTTCGATGTCACCTAGATAATTGTTAAAATACTCTATTGTATAATCTGCACTTAGAACAAGATTACCATCCAATGTAACAGTAATTAAATTTTTATCCGGAGTGGCTAACCAAGATAAAACAAATTCATAATCGCTACCATTACAGATAAATCTATCAACGGTATCTAAATCATCGATAATACCAGTTCTTGTGATACGATCAAATTTCATACCTACTGTAAAAGATCTAACCTTACCGTTGGTTAATTGAGCATAACCAACTGCTGTTCGCGTTACATTATTACCGCCGCCAATTAAGTAGATAATCGGAGGAATTGTGTATCCAGACCCGGGATTAGTAATCTCAAAATCAACAACTTCACCGGACCTAACATAGGCAATAGCAGTGGCGCCTGTACCTGTATCACCGATCTGTGCCACAATTTCAACTGTAGGGGCCACTGTGTATCCAGCACCGCCATCACTAACTGTAATATCACCTATAGAATATGTATAATTGTCGGCCCAAGATTTCCAAGGATACTGATCTAACTCACTATCACCTATACCAACAGTTCTAATTTTATCTAGATCTGGATCGTATACAGCAGGTAAATCAAAGTCAGTTGTGTAAGTTCTACTAGATTCTACTTCATTATAATTTGTAATGAAGTTTCTAATCTGTGTATGATATGGCTTTACTTCACGCAGATAATCTTCATAATAACTGCTATTCTGTAACTTGTAGATTGGACGCTGATCTAAACCACCTGCATAATTAACAACATTAATAAATGAAGTCTTAAAGGCCCAATCTAATAATTTCTGTTCCTGCATGGCAAATTTAACTGCCTTGAAGAAAAATAAGTTCCAATTAATTTTTAATTCATTTACAAATAGATCTTCTTTTAATGCTTTAAGAATATATTCAAGTTCCCTATCAGGTGTCTGATCATATAATGTTTGATCGTAACTGTTACCATTATCAAATGTTAGGTCACTGGTAGCATAATTCCAAACATTATCCTTTATTTGAACTGTACCTTGTTCAGCATAAATGATATCATACCCGTTACCATAAGAACCAAGACCGTCAGTCTTTTCTAAAATAATATATGTTCCTAGTCCGGCATCACGCACTTTGACGTAATCACCAGTTTGAATATCTTCTAATGAATCTAATTCATATAGTTCACTAACAGTGTAACCAAGATCTTTGTATTCATTATAGTTTTCACCGACCCAATCTACTTTATCCCAATATAAAGGTGTGTTATATTTTTGTGTCTGTGCCCTAACCCATGCGGCTGAAACTGTATTGTAGGCAAACTTTGTCCATTTACCGTCAAAGTCAACATCCGCTTGAACTATAACACTGTAGGATCTTACAGTAAGGCCAGGTGCTTCTACAAATTGTGAACCGGGATTAACTATGTCAACACTGACTACTTGGCCTAATTCGTCAATAACAGTCTCTAGTTCTGCACCTTTATTATCTGATATATTGATAGATGGCGCCAGTTTATAACCGAATCCAGGATTTTCTATAGATACAGAAATAATTTTACCATTATCAACTGTACAAGATAACTCTGCTCTAACAAAATTTCGTAGATCAATTAATAATAACCCCTCGTTATCTTCAACAATTTGATCGTACTCTCTACTATAAACATCGGGAATACTTTCTTGTTGATTAAGATTTTGTAAACTATATGTGCCTACAATGCGTTCCTTAATTAAAACGCTGTTGGTAAATTCAATTAGATTTCTTAGAGCAGAAAATCTGTCCTTAAACATTGTCTGTCTAGGACGAATTTCTATACCATAACGTTGTCTAGCACTGAGATCAGGATCTGGAACTGGATTTCCTAAACTGTCATGACCTAATAAACTATCAAATAGTTTCTTTTCTAAAAGAGTATTTGCTACACTGGTAGCAGATCCTTCCTGTAATAGTAACCATTCGGTATGTTTGGGAATAGGATTATCTATGATGTCAGTAGCAAGATTTAGATTTATTCTATCACCTACTAATAGATTACCAACATTGCTTAGGGCAATAGCGTCACTGTCAATCACAGCAGCATAGCGTAGTCCGTATAGAGTAGGATCTTGTATAATACTAGCAACCTGATAAGCACTTACCCTTCTGTTTTTAGCATTTGGCACAGTGATCTTATTCTTTACCCAATAATAATAGACATTTATGAAACTACCGTTTAGCGGATTATATACTTGTTTGACACTTAATACTGTATTATCTGGAAACTTAGGTTGTCCACTTATACCTAATGTAAGTCCAGCAGGTGTATCTGCTTGTGCGGCCCATTCACTAGGTAGCAGTTCGCTGGCTACCCATTCATATACGTCTATAGTAGCACCAGGGAACAACTTGCCCCAATTATTTTTTCTATAGGTAAGATCGCCTTGTTCGTATACAAGGTACTTGGCTGTGCTCAAATCCCACCATAGGTCGCCCACTTGCTGGTCTGTCCAATTTGTATTAACATCGTTAACTGTAGAATCAATACCTATTGAATAAACGGCAGGATCCTGAACAGACTTATAACGAATATCTTGTTCTGCTATACCAGCAATTTTACCTTTTAAAGGATCAATGACATCTAGATAATCTATAACTTCTTCATTGAAAGAATCTAATAAACAAATTCTGCGTAGTGTAGAAACATCAACTAGGCTGTCTTGATATCTATACTCATTCCAACTTGTGGCAGCAGTGTCTTTCTTGTAGAATTGGTAGAAAGAACTTCTAGCATCGTCTGGCAATGTGATATTTCTGAAAGCAGGAGCACCTACATAAATTGAGTTGTCGTTTAGAGAAACACTGTAGCCATAATTTGTTCCTGTGGACATGTCCACAGGACCTAATTCATCTGCTAGTCTAAACAGGTCTGTCTTACGGTTGTAAACATAGGCACTACCCGAGTAAACCACAGTATCAAAGAATGTGGTCCCTTCGCTGTCAAATGTTGTAGCAGTATAATTTAGTTCGCTAGTAGGGTCGTTCTCATATCCAGATAGCAATTCACTATATACATCAAATGTTAAATGAATATTTCTGTTAAGTCCTATGGCACTTATAACGAGTTCGGTAGCATCTGCATTGACATCGATACTTTGACCAAACTTCATACCGTATCCTGTTACCGGATTATTAATAGTCTGTAATAGATCAAACTCTCCATCTACATTCTTATAAACTACAACTTTACCATATGATTGATCAATTCCTCTAGCATCAGGAGCAGACACAAACATGTATTCACCATTAGATGACACGCAAATTTCTTCACCGAACTTAGAATTTATACCAAACGGACCTACAATACTTTGAGCAAATGTGCTGGCTGTGGTTTTATAAACAGAAATGTATCCTGTACTATTTTGGTAACCCGGAGCACTGATAGCAAATACAGAACCATCAACGGCACCGCTGACAGCCGAACCGAATCTACTACCTGCTCCAACAGACGATGTTGTTAGTTGCCCAACATAATTAAAATCAACTGTGCCGGCAGTAGTGTCAAAACTGTAAACATAAACACTACCTGTTCCTACAGCCGAAGTATATGGAGCACCTACATATAGATAGCTGCCTGTTACATAAATAGAACTTCCAAAACGCTCATAACTAGCAGGATTAGGACTTAATAACACACGCTCTCTATTTTCTTCTAAAAGAATAGGATCAACAGAACTTACAACAATTAATCCTTCTTGCAGATATGTGGAACTAGATCCGCTATCATCACCATAGCGCAGGTCACTAACGTCATTAGATTTGTTTTTATTGGTAGCAGGAGCACCTGCTATGAATAGTCCATGTCCAGTATCATTGAAATCTATATCATGATAGATTAAACTTTGTCCTAGATCAGTTTCGCTACTGGCATCGTAGTATGTATCGGTACCTTTGTTTACACCGTATCTAAATCTTTGCACTACGTTCTGACCAGATTCTGTGTAAACAACAATACTACCTGTGCTGGCAGCATTTTGAAATCCAGGTGCTGCTACAGCAAAATATCCTGTGGAACCAACTTTGCTAATATTGTATCCAAGTTTTTGATCATCAGGATTTGTAATCGAATTAACTGTTTTAATATTATAATTATTAGTCTTTTTATAAATAATCCAATTACCATTGCCATCATCATCTATCCATACCTTACTATCTTCGGGTAATTTTAACAACTCTGAATCAGGTGCTAAATTATTAAATGAATCAAATCTTACACTGACAAACTTAAACAATAAACCCAACTCAGTAGTATCTATAACACTGACAAAATTTCCTGTAAAGTTTATTGTAAATTGATTAAGTTTTGGTATGTCGATTACCTTGTAGATACCATTAACTTGATCGTCAAATTGACTGATACTAATTAAATCCCCGACACTTAGTCCATGAATACCCTTTGTCTCAACGGTCATTTGATCTACTGTAGCGGGATCCATAAATGATCCTGTAATACGAGTAGAACATAAAGTATATCTTAAAACGTCCCAATCATTATTGCTCTTATTGGCCAACCATAAAACATCACCGTCATTAAGCAATCTATTGTTTTGAATATCCAGTGCTGTCTGCTCATTTAGAGCAGTAGCATCAACATCGTCTAAACGAACATAACCTGCTGTCTGTAATTCAAACAGATCTAGCCCACCAGTTGTTACAAAAGTATTTTTTGCATTGTAGATAGAAGGAGAGATTAGTCTATCAGAAGATGTTGAATAATAAATTAAGTCATTTGGAGTGACCGGCACATCGTCTACAAAATTAATTACCTGGGGATTTTCAATAAACTTACCTTCTCGTAAAGGTACTTCATATTCTTTGTATGTTTCAAATGAACCGTAATACCCAATTCTAAAAGCCCATTCTTCTGTGTAATCTATTTCACCTTGTAGATTGTGTAGACTTGCTTTGGCCAATCTAGTAACTGAATTTCTAGTTCCTTTTTCTTTAATAAACCCTTGATAAAATTTATATTGACTTACAGGATTTGTAAAGATGTTGTTTAGATACGTTCTAGGTGTATAACCAATTAGGTGCTGCGCCATTTTCTGTTGAGCACTATCAAAATTATCAATGTCTAAACTGTAGAAATCTTCAAATTGATTTATCTTATAATCAAAGTTAGGCAATAAACTGGCAACAGGTCTTTCTCCCAACAGTGCCCACTTGTCAAACTCAAACTTTTCTGCTCCTAATATAGTTTCATCGGCGGCATAATACTTACTGCCAAATTTAACTATATCACCTATGGTATAGTTAGAATAACTTTGCCAATCTCTAATAACAGCAGTATCATATACAAATCCAGGACTAAAGTAATCACCGTCCCATGACTTGGTTCTAAATCCAACCACCTTCATTCTGCGCTGTCTATAACCACTACCAATGTCATAGATTGTGTCGTTAAACATTGTGCTATTGTTAAACACTATAGCATGTTCTTTCTGAACACTGTTTAATCTAGCAAAGTATATGCCATCGGTAGAGTTGTTAGTAGAAATTGTACATACACCATCTTCTCTGTTAATACTTAGATTTTGTTTATTAAATGGTATGCCATTGGCCTGTAGTAAACTATACTCATAAAATGAATTAAAAATATTATCTACAACAGTATTGTTTAATTTAAATTTAATTTTATCTGCAAATGGACTTAGTGTAATAACACTGTTTTGTGCCCAATTTTGCGAGGTCCAATATAAAAATTCCTTGGCGGTAAAATTCCAATCTATAACAGAATTTAAATCAACATTAAATTCATCAAAGATAAATCCTTGATCTGTAAGCCAAGCACCATAGCCTATAATTAAATCATAAACATCTTGAACACGATCGAATTCTGTTCCGTAAGGAATTATCTGTAATTTCTTTTCAAATCGTGCTACATTTTGAACAGTGACACCATTCTTCACAGGCAAAGAAGGTAGTCGTTGGAAGTATTCGGCGACAAATGAACTGCCACTTTTATGAGATGTTTTTACTCTGTAAAAATCATTTTGATATAAAACAACTTGACCCTTTTCGTAGTTAACTTGATCATTTGCAACTACAGCGGTTACATTATCTGTATTAGTTAGACCTCTGTTAACACTGGTTATAGCACTATCCCTCCATACGGTATAGTTTTCACTAACACCTCCTACTGTTAAAGCACTGGTAGTGATAGATCTAAAAGGAGTATAGATAGTAAAGTAAGGATTCTTAACGTCGTATCCTTTTACAATAAATTTACCATCTTGTTTTTGAACAATGATACCTGATATGCCCGATGACTTAACAACATTACTGGTGTTTAAAATAAGCCTATAATCTTCTTGAGGAAGTATAGCACCCGGACTAGAACTTACAGGATCAATAGCATCAATAATAATCTGAGATTTATCTTTGCTTATGAAACCACCAACTTTGTAAAATAGATTAAAATCTACATTTGATAAATCTTCTATGAGTTGCGTTAGGTAATTACGTGTTCTTTGTAGACCTGCTTCCACAACAAATACACTGTAACCAGTGGATAATACTCCATTATTAGTATATACATCAACATTTTTCAAACTAAGGAATTCTAAATCACTACCGTACACCCATTGATCCGCTAGGTTCTTAGACATTCTAGATGTATCAAACATTAGAGATGCGTAAGATGCAGGTTGTGTTAGCGCCAATAACTTTTGAACTACGAACGGCCAGAAACTGCTTTTCCTCCATGCAGATTCTGCAGGTCCAAAATCGCCAAATACCCAATTCTGCCTTATGTTAAATGTAGTTGCATTTGTAGAAATGTATAATGTAGGATCTACTAGGTCGCCGTTTTCATCAACTGGTAATAGACCAGATAATCCTGGGCGGCTATAAAAACTATCAATTCCTTGTCTACTACCTTGACGAATTCTACCTGCTTCTAAATCCTCCCATAATATATCATTACCGGATGTGTAAGGAGCAGGACCGTATTCTTCTTCCCACCAACTAGGTTGTGAACCAAATCCAAGCATTTCCCAAGGATGTGTATTAGGACGATCAGTATCGTATAGATAGGTATAAACTGCTCTCCATGATCCTTTTAGGTTAACACTTAAAGGACTACATAAACTATCTTTGTAATTGAATGTAAAGGGATTAGTTTCATCAAAGGCAGAATTGTCATAAGGATTAATACCATATGTACCTGTCCATTTGATAAAATCATTGTTGACAATTTGTTCTAATTGAATATTAGAATAGGCATTGGTTCTAAATGCGCCATGTTTAACCCTGTTTACATCCAGTAATTCGGGCCTATATTCTACTTTGATATTATTATAGATACGTAATTCTAGTTCTAAAATTAAATCATCTCTATAATCACCATAGGCCTTAATAATACTACCGTCGTGACACTGTATAACATTAATGGAGTCAACATAACTTTGATCTAAGAATATCTTTGGTTCGTATTTGGGATAAAGACCTAACTTGCTAGGTGTAGCAGGAACAAATGAACCAACAGTACTAGCATAATCATCAATGGTTAATACATCATTAACAGTTAAAGATGTTAGTATTTCTACAGAACTGTCATTTGTAAACAGATAATCGACACCATGTAATAACTGGCTATCATTTAGATATACTAGAACACTTCTATTAGATAATGAAGTTAACGTAAAATCGTTAGCAATAGGATAAATGGTATTGTTTACATTAGTTATAGTCCAGGTGCGAGACTTTTTATCTGTTCCATAGGCCAGCATGTCCGAATAATAATAAGAACTTAATAAATTTTTATCATTATTAATAATTTTCAAAACCTTATCCACGCTGTCTTTAACAGACAATGAATTATCGATATTAATAATCTGGCGTAGGAATGACAGTTTAAATTGATTATATTGATTGGCAGCAATATCAAGAGCAGCAATAACATCATGCTCTTTCTTACCTATAAAAAAGTTAGCAAATGCAATAGGATTAATATTGGCAATTAACCTAAAAGCATAACGTTCCAAGACGTCTGTGTCTCGTAGTACAGTATCTTCTGGTAATCTATCTAAGGCTGTTTGTAAATGATCTGCTACTTGACTTAATGTTAGACTTTCTATGCCTGTATTCAATGGATTGTTTGTTAACCCTAAAGGAGGTTCATAATATCCGTTGGCATTAGGAGCCTGATCGGAATACACTTTGAATAAGATATCTGTTCCCGCATTAATAGAGTTAACAAATGTAACTAGGCATTGATTATTAGGAAAAGAAATCGAAAAGCCCGACTTTAATTTTGTTAAACTAGTATTTGATTGTCTTGTAAAAACTTCTAAAGTAAAATCTGCCTCTTGGGGATTATCTAGACAGGTAAGATAGGCAGTGGTTGTCGACTCTGTGATAGACTTGTATTCTAATATAGGAACTTGATACTGCTCTGCTTCTTGCCAAACATTAACAAATCTATCTCCGTCATTGTCTGCAAATTTTAAAAAAGTTTCAGCAGTACTAATAATATCTGTTTGGTCAAAGGCCACTGCCTGACTTATAGTCTCATTACTAAAATAATTCTTGAATAAGAAACTGCCTACTCCAGAACTATTTCTATATTTTAAAGGAAAACCTAATATAGGATCACTGGTGCCTGTTCCTACTTCATAACCAAATACACGATTGCCGGCAAAACTACTCTTTTGACTGGCCTCACTATAACTCACACCGTCTGCATCGAATAAATCAAATAGTGGTGCTTGATTTAGTGTAGTGTGTTGTTGAGATTTTACCCAGTCGGATCCATTAAACCACCAACTTGTTCCTTTGTTAACTGTTCCTTTTAATACACAAACACTAGACTCTGCTAATGGCTCATCAACTAAAACTAATTCTAATCTTGGAACAGAATTAATTACAACGTAATTAACTTCGTAAATTTTATTTCTTACTTCATCATCCTCGTCGGCAGCAAAAACTACACGGTCCCCTTGTTCTAATAAAACACCATCTACATAATAACCGACAGATCCTTCCACAAAACTAAATGCATCTAATGTGGTCGTATCGACTAGGTCAACGCATCCGAGACCGCGTGTACCAAAATTATATAATTTTAAATTGGCCTTAAATTCAATAATAGGCCTACGTGCTCTTTTATCTACAGGATATATTGGTTCAATGTCATTGGCTTCTGCACTGGCAACAATAACATCTTTGTGTACCCAACGATTATACCTAGACCAAGGATTTAGATCTAAACTGGCTCGATTAATTGTGACATATTCGGGATTAATAGGTAATCTTGTTGAACTGTCAAACCCATACGAATCAAAAGGATCACTATCAAAAGTTTCTTTATGGTTATCTGCTATACTCTCGGCAACTAATAGGTCAGCAGCATCTACTAATTTTATGGCACTTCCTACGCCTTCTACATAAAATTCTTTGTCAATGTAATATTCTGGGTAAACTTCTCCGCCGAAGCGTATTTTCATACCGTTGCTTAACCTAATACCAGTACCCGATACATAATCCTTTTTGCCCAGTATCTCTAATTCTACATCAATTCTAGAATCATCTGAAAGAGTTTTAACAGCAATACGCCCTCTACTTAATTCTCCTTCACCACTTGAATAAAACAGCGCATCAGGTGTGCTATTATCTATAGCAATTGTTAAAACGCCGGTACTGGTTCCGTTATTTGTTACCAAATAGTTGTATTGGTTGGCGTCACCTAATGACGGTGTAGTTTTAATATAAAAACTATAAACGCTATTAACTGTAAAATTATATGTATTACCACGATATAAAATTAACAATGGATCTTCAGTTAGACCGTCAGGACTAAAAACAAATGAAGTCTGCAGAGCATTATCTGTAACTGTATAAGTGCTGGTGCTATTAAGTTGTTGACCAGTAATAGTTACTACATCCGGTCCATTTACTAACCAATAATAATTTTGATAATTTACAAACTTATCTAGATCAATATGTGGATTGTATGAATAATAACTAGCCCTATAAAGTTTATCAAAATTATCTACGGTTCCATTGTTGAAGGCAATTTGATTTGTTAAATCGTCTATGCCTACAACATCCTGCACATCACCTAAACTGTTTTTAACAACAAGCGCAGGCTCTAGTTGATAATTCTGTCTAAGTTCTGTGCTTTCGCTTACATATACATCATTGGTAGAATCATAATTGGGTGTAAGTTTGGAACCAATGTAACCATCTAATCGTTCAAGTTTAGGAGGTTGAATAAGGTGATCTAATGTACTGGCTAAAAATTTAGAGTTCTTATCTGTTCTAAAAAACTCTGGTAGTAAATTTACACTCTTAATTGTTCTTTCAGCCATTCTTATGTTCCGCTAGTAACCACTGTTCCTGTAGTCTTTAATTGACTGGCTGTAATTGCATCTATGATTTCTATATCAGATGCAGATGCTCCGTTAACAAATATCTCATTAGATAGACATGTCACTTCATATAGACTACCAAATGCTGTATTAGATTTAGGTACAATAATAATATTTGTTATGTCTGGTGTGAGTAAATTCATTACATAGGTAACTAACTCACTAAAATAAAAAGTCTGTCCAAAATCCCAATTTTCTAATCTAAAGAAATCCTGTATAGCCGACAGGACCTTACTCTTAACTTCATTGTCACTTACAGGACGTAGAGGATTTTTTACTACTTTAAATGTGGCCTGTAAATTTTCAGGTGCCTGCGAACCAAATAACACCTTGTATTTTACACTTTGGTAAATTAACTCATCACTGACAGTTTTGATAGGTTCGAGTAGTCCAGAATACGATTGTTCTAGACTTTGGCTAGTAGGTGCAAGAGGTTCTGTACCTTGCCCAGTTAATAACCATGAACGATATTCAGTGTCATAGGCCTGTGTTAATAGATATACATCGATTATATTTGTCTTAGAAGGATCTATTCTTCTATCTTCGCTGCTGTTGTGTGTATATTGAAATTTAATATCCGAACGTCCTGGGAAGGCAATATAATCTGATTGGTATACCCAAGGATCTGTAATTTCCGTATCAATTTCACTGTACATTTTTACTACATTAAAATCCGTATCATAAAAATAGTAAAGATCACCTTCAACTCTAGCAGTAGAAGGAACATTATCTGGATTGGTATAGGCAGTTATTATGTCACTGTCTGCTAAAGCATAACGTAGTCCGTCTGACTGGCGCTGAAAATATACAAATTTATTCTTTTGCCAATTACCGTCTAGACCAATAACTGTACCTGTAGATGTTTGATCTACAATGTTCGTAAATGAATCAGGATCGGCAACTTGCCCAGTTTCTACTCTATCATAGAAACTAACTTTAACTTTCTTAGGTTCTACATATCCATCAGTTTCTACAACAGGTTTGTCAATTTGCCATAGGTAATCTTTACCCAGGCCTGTCATTTGACTGTTAGGATCTGTGTTAATACTTAGAACCTTAACTTGATCTTTGACCACAGAATTAGTTGTGTAATCAAAATTTACACTATTATCGTCGACATAGAATGCTGTTTCTTTATCACTTTCAAATATATAATCAGTAATTCTGTATCTTACTTTGTAATTCTTCCCTGTCCATGTAAATGCGATTAGCCAACTGCTATCTAAATTAGCATTTTCTGTATTGCCTTGATTAGTAAGACTGAACGAATTAATTAGATCTAAATTAGTATCTAAAACTATGTTCCAAGAAAAAGTTCTTTGACTAAAACTTAAACCAAAATTACGTTTATTCAAACAGAGATTTACTAACTCTGTTTCAAAAGCATATGTATAAACATCTATAAATCTAGGAATAATTTCACTAGGTAAACCACCAGTTGGAATAACATTACTCAATGTTATAGGTCCCGTGCCGTCATCTAAAGCACCATCGCCACTGTTAGATCCATCACCTACAACATTAACTACCTTGGCCCAAATATAATTTAATGTTGTAGCACTAGCATTACTGGTTAGTTTACCGCTGGCTGTAAAATATTTGCCGCTCGGAGGAACAAACTTAATTAAAGCACCTTGTGTAAGATGTTTGAAATTGCTCGAGGTAAATTCACCTACGCTTAAAGCCAGTGTTCCATCGGTAAAATATCCCTTAGCTTGTCCTGTTACAGGTGCAACCCACGAACCTAATCCTGTTAACTCCGGTCTATAATATTGATCATAATAGAATGACTTTAATGATTCGCTAGCCACTACAGGTTCTAACTTAGACTTAATGGCAGAAAATATTTCATTTCTATTAGTATAATCAAATTCAAAATTTTGTTCTTTAGTATCTTGATAAAGTATACCGTCGGCGGCAAATATATTAGTCTTACTATATTTTCCACTTACATCACTTAATTCAAAATACTTGCTCACACCACTAGAAATACGGTTAACACTCTTAACTTTTAAAATACCTGTGCCTAAAGTCAATGGAGCGATATTGTAATCTTCAGCAGTTACCATTCTATTTTGAACATAGTAGGACTGCGGTGCCTTGCTTTGTATACTAGCATTGGCCTCAGTAGCAGCAGCATTGTTTACCGTGTATTGTAAAGCCATTGTTAGGGTAAGTGTATGCGACTGACCTAACTTATTGACATAGGGAATCTCGACAACGATGCCACTCATTTGTTCTGGTTTGATAGAATATGTCAGACCGTTGCTTTGTCTATAAAATAATCTGAACGAACCTTTGGGTAAATTACCGAAATTGCCATCTGCAAAGTTTAAATCAATTTGATCTTGGTCTCTTGTAGACACAGAATAGATATTACGTTGATTTTTATCTAGACTGTTGTAGATAATATTGTTGCCAACTACATCAGGAACTTTTGTCCACAATGTTGAATAGTTGTTATCAGCATCTAATTGCCACAACCATACATCAGTATTATTAACATTGCCAACATTAATTCCGACTATTTCATTGGCCACAGGATTTTCTAGTGTAAAATTACTAAGAGCAAGTTCACCTTGTCTAAAATGCACAAAAAATCCAGTGTTAAAACTTCCTGTGCCTTGATTATCATTTTTATAAATTAGACTAAATGTATTACCAGGAGCAGGTGCTTCCTCATATATGCTGGTTTTGCCTGCAAAACTACATGGAACTATTTCAAAATTCATAGATGTTCCATTAATATTCTTACTAAAGGAATAAATGGGAACATCTGCGTTGCTGCTGTTGATTCTATACTGCTCAGTTAAAACACCATCAATAGTTTTACGATCATATGGCTTACCAAAATTAAATGATCCTGCCATTGAACTATTAAGAATAGTAATAAATTGATTATACCAACTGGTGTTAGTTGTGTCGTTCCACGCTATGGTAACATTGGCTAGGTTGATGCCGTTAGAATCAATAACACTATCTGTAGTAGCAATTGATGTTAATTTTAAAAAACCACTAGCAGGAACATTTCTGCTGGGCACATAACTGATTAACTGCGCCAATCTCAATATGCTATCACGGCGCTGTGCTGTTTCTATAAAGTTTTCTCGGGCATTTAAATCAATACGAAAACTTAGATTTTGTCCTAGGTATGCTATTAGGTCAATTAGGGCAATATATTCACTACTATCAATAAAATCATTAAAATCTTCAGGATAATTTTCCTGAAGATATTGTATCATTGTGCGACGAAGTGTTTCAAAGTCATAACTTTGAAAGTCTGCGTTTCTAAATGATTGGTATATTTTCTTCCAATCTTCAGTTACAAGTAGTTTATTATTGGTAGCGGGTATCATAATTTTTAATTTACACCGTATTTATGGTAAAAATAAACATGGTATATTACTGAACAGACAGACCAAGTTTTTGATCGAACGTTAATCGCATGTTAGCAGACTGATCTGTACCATTTAAAACTAGTGTAATTTCTAAAATATACCCGTGTTTGTATTCTGTAAGGTCTAATTGGGTAGGTGTTACTCTAGGGTCACTGTTACAAATTGTATTAATATCTTCTCTTAACAAATCTGTAGTTTCATCAGTGAGAGGTTCCATTAGTAAGTCCCAAATAACGCTGCCGAATTCGGGATTCATCACACGTTCACCTTTTTTAGTTTTGAAATGATTCAGAATATCCTGTTTAATTAATTCAAAATCAAATAACTGAACGTTCCTGCCGTCACCTGCAACCGTGCTGAAACCTTTGTAGAAGTGGCTGGCCTTTCTAGGTTGCTGTTTGACAACCTGTCCAGATCCTATTTCAATTGTTTTATATGCCATAACAATATTTATTTTAGGCTGTTGAGGCCTTTCTTGCTTCGTAATTGGCTATTTCTTGCTTGACGTAGGCCAACTGATTCTTTACTTTAACAGCAGCATCGGCCTTGGTAACAAAACCTTTCTTATCCTTATCTAAAGGATTAGCAGCATATTCTGCTGTGCCTGCCCTAAACAAGACATAATCGTTAGGCTTGCCTACAGCAGCAGGCCATAATATTCCCATATACAGATCTTCTATACCTGGAGAAGATACCCTACTAACAGGACCATTCTGGAAATATTTTTGTACCCAATCCATCTGCTGCGTTCTTGTTAGTCCTGCTAGATATTGTGTGGTTGTACCTAGCCCTTTAGCAGTAGCGGCCATGAACTGTATTAGGCCAGTAGCACTTGATTTAGGATTACGCTTGGCAGGATCAAATGTTCTGCCCGTTTCAAAAGCCATACAGGCAAGCAAATCTAGATAATTACAGCCTAATCGACTAGCTACTGCCTTAACTTTGTTAATAAATTCTTCATCTTTGGCCCAATCACTAGGTTGGTTTTTATTTGGAGTAGGCAGGGCACTGTTAGTGCTTTCACCATAACTATTGGCACCGGCGTATGAATCTGTATTTGATCTACTAAACTTTGTTCTATCGATATTTTCGTGCTGCGGCCAAGGTTCATGCGTTGGCACACGTTGCATAATACTGCTAATATCATCTGTCTTATATAAATTGCCGTCGGTCCAAGCGGCATCTTTGCTAACATTAGGTAAAGTATATAAAGGCAATTCAGTAGGACGTTCTGCTTCGACCGCAGATTCGGCCTTGGCTGCTGTTGGTCCATTCATGTGTATTTGATTAGCAGTGCTTATCATATCTCCTACCGATGACACAGCGGTATCTCCGTTAGTAGTTAAGAAAGTTCCACCTTCGGATAATATATTAATTCTTCCTGCACTGGTCTGTAATAGATTGCCGTTGACCTTAAGATTATAATCTCCTAACGCAGTAAATTTTATTGTGTCTTTCACTGAATGATTATAAGTTCCACCAAATTCCAACTTACCGCTTTGATTAACAATTAGATTATAATCCTGTGTGATGTTGAAATTAGCAGTATTACCAACTTTAACATTAAAATTTCTTGCTGCTTCTAAGTTAAAATCTCTTTCAGATCGTAAGTTAAAATCACCTTCGGTATGTATACTAACACTGTCCCCTGCATAGATATCCAGTTTACCATCGCTGGTCATTTCTATCCAAGCAGTGCCCTTGCTATTGGCTATATAGATAAGGTCTTGTGTATTGTGTAAAAGTATTTGATGCCCTGTTCTTGTTCTTATTCTTACTAATTCATTTTCACCATTGAGGTCACCGTCATCCATAACAAAGGTATGACCGCCCAATCTACTAATAGGAAATTGTCTATTGCCCTCATAGCCCAATTTACCTTTTTTGCCTTCAGGATCTAGTGGACCTGGAGTGCTAATACCAAAAACCATACTAGGTGTTTCTCTTCTAGCACTGCTACTGGTAACTCCTCTAATACTGTCAACTAACAAGCCCTGTGCCAGCAGTTTTTCAGCAAAGGGATGAATGGCCTTTTTAATAAAATACGGATCTTTATTGGTGTTTAAGGTTTGACTGCCTTTGTGTATTTCAGCGACTGGTAACAGATCTGTACCGTAGGTTCTCTGCTGTTCGGGTGTGATAGCAGTTTGGTCACTGGCAGCAATACCGGGCATCATGTGGTTTTGGAATTCGGCTGGCAAACAGGCTAGAACATAACCATCATTAACATTGCCCATGACAAATACTACTAACACCTTAGTACCTACATCAGGAGGTACCATCCACATACCGTAACTTTTTCTTACGTCGTTATAATCGCTGCTGTTGTTACCTTCGAACTTGGCAGAAGTATAACCTAAAAACGGACTGGTCCATTTTACAATAAATGTTCTGCTCTGTAAATCACTAGGTATGGCTGTATTTTTCTGTAGAACAACTTCCAATGATCCCATATAGGTAGGATCGAGATTGTTAGTGATCTCTGCAATATAGGGACCAGGATGGGGTAATACTCCTGGAGATCTCTGTTCTGTAGAAATCATAGGTCTCATGGTCGATTCCTGTTAAGGAAAGCAGCCAAAGGACTGGCAACATTTGTATTAAACACAGCGGTGGCCGCAGATGTTATTTGTTGTATTATGTTTATACCCTGTGTACGAGCAGCAGACTTACCAGCAGTAGATACCTGAGCCGTAACTAATTGATCGTAAGGATTAGGTTCAAATTGTAATTTCTGCATTTCTGTAGGTTGAACTTGCCCAGGATTTACAAATTGTCCCGGCATACGTAAAACACTTAATGTTTGTCTAAAAACACCGTCCTTAAAACTACTTTTTACAGTGTTAACCCTATATACTCCGCCGAAGGGAACTTGATTTTTATCAAATTGGTATAGACCATTTTCTCCTATATCTACAGGATTTTTGAAGACAATATTAATAAACACTTCTTTGAAATGATAGATAACTTCCCCATCGACAGATAGAATTGTATCACCGGGAATGTATGTGGGTTTATAATTTCCCTGCCCCAGTGTGGTTAGATAAACTGGATCACCTAAAATTTCTAGGTCACCTGTTAACAAACTGGCCTTAGAATTAACTATGGCCTCGTGCATATTTCTAGTAAGCACATCTAAGGGTTTAACACTGACAGGTCCGGCTACCCCTATATTAGGTAATTGTTGAAAGTTTGGATTTACATTAATCTGAGGAGTTCCTACCTGATCCCGCTGAATGTTTCTTACGTTATCCGCAGACAATCTGGGATCATTTTCGTTATCAGGTGCAAGTTGTCCATCTGAAAACCTATAATCAGTTACACCTAATGCCTTAGGAACTGCTTCAAAAAATAGTGTATTGAAATTTAATTTAAATCCTATGAGATCCGGATTGGTTCCGCTATAGATATAGTTATAAGTTCTTATTGCTTTCTTTTGTAATATCTTTGTATCATATTTTTCACTTTGAAATCCAGGTATTCTTGTAAAATGTAATTTGTAAGGAACAATTATATATCTAAATGTTTGATAGTTACGCTTAGTAACAGCATCTATTTCACCTACTTCAACTTCTGTTAAAATAGCAAAATAAGTTACCATATCGTCATCGTCTAATAGATCATCAAGTTTATCTAATATGCTTCTTGTGTATTCGCAGTCTCGCAAAATGGCTATAATACATTCGTGGATACGTGATTTTTCTGGAAATTGTACAGCGACTTTTTCAGGAGTGTATCTAGTGTATCTAGGATCAGTTGCAGCGGTTTGATTATCCGCTGCTCTAACCTGTGCTTGAGTTGCTCTACGTTGTCCAGAACTGTCTACTGCGGTCGCGTTACCTGGATCGGGAAATCGATAAAGGCTTTTATCTTTTAGTAACTCTACTACCTTGCTGTCACTGAAAAGATTTTTATTTTTTTCATAATTAAGTTTACCATCAACAAGTTCACCAAATTTTATTTCGTATTTGTCAAAGCGAGTGGCATTCTCAGAGGGTTTGTAATCTTTGTCAGTGGATTTAATTTGATTGTTTACACTATCTTCAAAATTTTGCAGTATCTCACCAACTGTATTACCTGCTAATTGAATAGGATCTTTTAGAATATTGGCATTACCAAATGCTGTATCTTGAAATGGTATACATTGACAGGTGTATTTTGTGCCACGTTCACTTACGTCTGCTTCGAAGTTATTAAATTTTATAACAAAATATCTTTTAGTGTATTCTATAGCCTCAGGATTGGGTATATCTTTGTCATCGGGATAGCCTAAAAACTCCATCATGAGTACGAAACTGGCACCAATATAACTGGCGTATCCAGAACTAACCGCAGCAACATGTAGGGCCTGTGGAAATCCATTTATGCTATAAGGTTCAAATACTTCGAAATTGATCTTGGTAGCGAAACTGGTATTGGTATTAGGCGTAAAACTCATTAAGGTTTCAATCTCAACATTGTCGATATACATGTCGAACTTGCCAACACCCCTAGCATTAAAGTCGTCTACCAGCTCTTTACCTATCTCTTTATCAACTTCTGTAGTTTGATACGCTCTGGAATCACCTTCTGCTCTAAAACTCTTTGTAACTTTTACACCGCTTACGGCTTCCTTATTAAATCCGCTGGTGCCTTTACCACCAGACTTTAATACTACAAAATCAAAATTATATCCTTTAGATCTATAAGTATCCGGATTGGCTACCTGTTCTCTAGATAAGGCCGCTAGCGTAAAATTATAGGTGTAAGATCTATACTTGTTAAGAACATTTTCTTTAACAAACGGAGGTAAATTTTTTTGCTCAGTTACTATTCTTTTACTTGTTACAGTAAGACTGGCGCCGGGTGTAACTGTTTTTCTTTCAACTGTGCTTTCTGTAGTCATTATTAAATGCCTAGATCTTTTCTCAATGTGCTTAGTTTTGGCAAATAAATTTTAACACCTGCTACCATATCATATACAGGATCTTTTAATACTTCACTGTTTCTTTGACTAAACACCCACCATAGGTTTTGATCTTGATATAGTTTATAGGCTAGAAGATCTGGCCTATGCTCATATTCTTTGGAAACTTCCCATAATACATCATCTGTTTCATAGGTAAAATTTCTAAAAGTCATGATATCTAGGTAACCTTTAGAATTATCACTAGAATAATAAGGACTTGTTTTACTATATATAGGCATTATAGATATCCGGTATTCCTAAATGTAGATCCTTTAGTCTGTGTTAACCAATCATCAACACTAAACTTCTGCATTTCATTTCTACTATACATTGGTAAGCAATTTACAGTAAGTTGGCTTACCACAGGCACTGTATCTTTACCATAAGTATTATTTTCTTTTTCTTTACCTAGTGTAAAATAATCAACGCTGTCTGGTAGATCTACCTTAAAATTTTGTACTACAACGGGCACATTGTTAAACATATAATCACCATAGCCCTGTAATCTACATATAGGCGGTGGACTACCTGCATAAGCATCATTGGCGGTTCTCATCTTAGTTAGAGATTTTAACAAATGTATTGTGGCCAAATATACTCCTGCATCTTTTTCATTTTGAACTGTGAACTTTCCTGTTATACTGATAGCACCGACACTGGACCTTTGGTAAAAATGCTGTGTAAAATTACTATGAATAGAATTAACTGGTGTATAATCAGATCTAACGTCGTAGTTTATGTTAGGTGTGTATGGAAAAATTATGCCTTTTAGATTATATAACTCGCCGTAGATCCCCGATGTGGTATAATTCAAATACATGTCTGGTACGCGGATACGCACACGCATGTCATTGTTTGTTCCATTGCCACGTATGCTATAAATATTAACTGACGCAGGTTTAACCGTTGGCACACCGGTAGTAAACAAATCCCCAGTTTCAGTATTTCTTCTTTTGGTGCCTTCGCTAAGGGCATAATCTGATCCGTTGGCCATAAATATATCCTCTATGCCTTATTTAACCAAAAGAAAACTGCTAATATTAAGAGTGTTTTGGTTGACACAATGCCAATTTGTGTTATAATAATTAAAAAGGAACTATAACAATAATATGAGTATCGGACTACTAACCACCAGAAAAGTAAAATACCTAAACAATAGAGACCTATTAGCAGAAATACACAAGAGTAAATGCAGTTTTTCAAGTTTTACCAAACCAGAATATCAACAATATGACATTATATTGCCAAGTCTAAATAAAGTTAACATTAGGACCATAGCTGAAGCCAAACGAAATCGTGCCAAAAGAATGGGCATTGAAGCCTTTACCCGTGCTCGATTAGCGGGTGATAAAAAGATCAAACTACCAGAATGCACTCCGGACTATAAAACTGTTGCCAAAACAGAGATAGTTATACGAATTATGACTTTTGATCATATTCCATTAACACCTGGACGTAAAAAAACTACTAAAACTAGAGCCGATGGTCATGAAAAAGTTAACTTCCCTCCGTTTCAACATTGGAAATTTAACAACCAAGACGAACTAGTCTGTGTGGGCAAGAGTCATTGGAAGGGAGGAATGAAGACTGGTAAGTTTAGTAAAGAACACGGACGCATCACAGAGGGGCTGGGTAGAATGTTTATCAAGTTATCAGAACGTTATGCTCAACGTAGCAACTGGCGAGGATATACCTATATCGATGAAATGAAAGGTCAGGCTATTCTACAACTTAGTCAAATCGGTCTACAGTTTGATGAATCAAAATCAGAAAATCCATTTGCCTATTACACAGCCGCAGTTACAAATTCATTTACTCGTATTCTAAACATCGAAAAGAAGAATCAAAACATCCGCGATGACATGCTAGAAGAAAACGGACTTACACCAAGTTCGACTAGACAAAATGCTCACGAATATGCCGAGGAAACTGCAAGACAGGCAGAACTATATAAAAATCTGCGTATGCCCAAGAGTGAAGATGCAGATATAGAAGAGGAAGAAGATACCGAAAGCGAAGAAAAGGCTTGACAAAACATCTGTAACTCTGCTATACTTTTTGTAGGAGAATATTAACTATGAACCTTTTTAAAAAGGTAGCGTGTTTTACTGATCTTCACGTAGGGCTGAAGGGAAACTCAACCATACATCTTAAAGATTGCGAAGAGTTTGTAGATTGGTATATTGCAACTGCTCAAGCCAATGGATGTGAAACTGGTATATTTCTAGGTGATTGGAGTCACAATCGTAACAGCCTAAACCTAATCACTCTGGATACCAGTATGAGGTGTTTGGAAAAATTAGGCGCTGCATTTGAGCAATTCTTTTGGTTTCCGGGCAATCATGATTTATACTATAAAGATAAACGCGACATCCATAGCAGTGTCTTCGGACGCCATATACCTGGTGTGACTGTCATAGACTCTGTGACCACTCAAGGCGGTGTCACTCTTGTACCGTGGTTGGTAGGTGACGAATGGCGCACTATTGAAAAGATCAAAAGCAAATATATATTTGGGCATTTTGAACTACCTCTGTTCTATATGAATGCCATGGTTCAAATGCCCGATCACGGAGAACTACAATCGCATCATTTTGTTCATCCAGAATATGTGTTTAGTGGACACTTTCATAAACGCCAGCAACGTGACAAGGTCATCTACATAGGAAATGCGTTTCCCCATAACTTTTCAGATACCTGGGACGATGAACGAGGTATGATGATTTTAGAATGGGGCGGTAAACCGGAATTTATTGATTGGCCAGATTGTCCTAAATTTAGAACAGTTAAATTATCAGACCTAATTGATCGTAAAGATGAGATTATGAAGTCGAAAATGTATCTAAGAGTAAACTTAGATATTGATATCAGTTTCGAAGAAGCAAATTTTATTAAAGAAACTTTTATTAAGGAACATGACATTAGAGAAATTAGTCTAATTCAAGACAAAGCGAACTTAGAAGGCAGTTACGAAGATAATCCAGATACCACATTTGAAAGTGTAGACCAAATTGTAAGCGAACAAATACTTAACATAGACAGCAAAGAAATAGACAAAAAATTACTTCTGGACATTTATAACAATCTATAATGTTTAACATTAAAAATTTAACAGTAAAAAACTTCATGAGTGTGGGTAATCAAACCCAGGCTGTAGACTTTGATCGTGAACATCTTACTCTAGTGCTAGGTTCAAACCTAGACCTAGGAGGAGATGATACTGGATCGAGAAACGGTACAGGTAAAACCACAATCATCAACGCTCTCAGTTATGCATTATACGGGCAGGCATTGACTAACATCAAAAAAGAAAATCTTATCAATAAGATCAATGGTAAGAACATGCTGGTCACTGTAGAGTTTGAAAAACACAACATCAGGTATCGTATAGAGCGAGGGCGCAAACCCAACATCTTAAGATTTTTTGTCAACGATACAGAAGTTAAAGACGAACATGAAGATGAAAGTCAAGGTGATAGCAGAGAAACGCAAAAGGCCATAGATGACTTATTGGAAATGAGTCATACTATGTTCAAGCACCTATTGGCTCTAAATACCTATACTGAACCTTTTCTTAGCATGAGGGCTGCTGATCAGCGCGAAGTTATAGAACAACTGCTAGGTATTACTATTTTAAGCGAAAAGGCCGATCATCTAAAAACAGCCATTAAAGAAAACAAAGAAGCCATACAACAAGAAAATGCAAAAATAGAAGCAATCAAGACTGCAAATGAAAATGTACAAAAAAGTATCGATAGTTTACAATTAAAAAGTTCTGCATGGGATAACAAGCATCAACAAGAATTAGAAAATCTAGGTCGCGCCATTGTCAATCTAGAGTCGGTGGACATTGAAGCAGAATTACAGGCACATAGAGATCTAGCAATATGGTTAGAGAACGATCGTAAACTGACTCAACTTAGAAAACAAATGACAACTCTAGAAACTGCGGTCATGCAGGCTGCTAAAAGTGTAGACAAATATTCTAAAGACTATGACATGCTGATGGGCAAAACATGTCCATCATGTAAACAAGAGTTACAAGATCATAATCACGAGGATATGATTAAAGAAGTTTCAAAGAATCTAGCAGATGCCAGCGAATATTCAGACAAGGTAATACGCGATTACGGCCTAGTAGTTAATGAAGTTGATGCTATCGTTAAACACCCCAAGAGACCGGATACCTTTTACGATACAGAAGCAGAAGCACTAGGACACAAAAATAACCTAAGTAATTTAGAAAAAAGCCTACTGGAAAAGGCCAGCGAACAAAATCCATATCAGGAACAAATCGAAGAATTAAAACACACCGCCATACAAACTATAGACTGGACTACTATAAACGAATTAACTCGTGTTAGAGATCATCAAGATTTTCTGTTAAAATTATTAACAAACAAAGACAGTTTTATTAGAAAGAAAATTATAGATCAAAACTTATCATACCTAAACAAACGTCTAAGTTACTATATTGATAAACTAGGATTACCACATCTAGTTAAATTTCAAAACGATCTAAGCGTAGAAATAACCCAACTAGGACAGGATTTAGATTTTGACAATCTAAGTAGAGGCGAGCGTAATCGACTAATTTTATCAATGAGTTTTGCTTTTAGAGATGTCTGGGAAGGACTATACCAATCAACAAACTTATTGTTTATTGATGAACTAGTAGACTCAGGTATGGACTCTGCGGGTGTCGAAGCAGCATTGGCAGTATTAAAGAAAATGGCCAGGGAACGCAATAAGAATATATACTTAATCAGCCATAAAGATGAACTGATAGGTCGTGTTAACAATGTTCTAAGAGTTATAAAAGAAAACGGCTTTACATCATATTCCAACGATATAGAATATGTCAACTGAAAAATTTGATCAATATAAAGAAGTATACTCAAAATATATTCTTCTTGCTATAGAATTGCATAACTACCATCAACAGTTTATTAGTCGTCGAGGCTTTCGAACTGCTAAAGTACTTAGAAGTAAGATCAAAGAAATAATGGCAGTTGAAAAAGTACTGTGGAAAATTAGTGTAGCGGCCTATGAAGAATGCCTAATAAATTTTAAAGAAGAGCAACGCCAAAAAAAGGCTGATTTAAAGGCATGGAAAAGGGCTCATCCCGGAAAGCCCGGTAGGAAAAAAAGGATATTAAATGGAAACAACTAAACAACAACTACAAAAAATTTATGAAGAATTTCTAAAAGAAGATGATAAATTCGAAGCCGGTAATGCTGCGGCAGGTACAAGATCACGTAAGGCTCTTGCCGAACTTGCTAAACTTGTCAAGGCACGCCGCAATGAAATTACCGCAGAAAAGGCTGCTCGTAAAGAGGCTAAAACTGCAAAATAATCAATGTCTTGGACATACCAAGGTACGATTATCAATGAATTACCGGAGGACTGTGTAGGTTTTGTTTACCTCATTACTAACACAGTCAATAATAAAAAATATATAGGCAAAAAATTATCTAAATTTTCAAAAGTAACTTACAAAACATTAAAATTAAAAAACGGCACAAAGAAAAAGAAACGCATAAAATCTAAAATAGACTCAGACTGGCAAACCTATTATGGCTCAAATGAACAACTCAACAAAGACGTAGCACAATTAGGCACAGATAAATTTGTAAGAGAAATATTATACTTCTGTAATTCAAAGGCAGAATGTTCCTATATTGAGGCACGAGAACAATTTACACGTAAAGTACTAGAATCAGACGAATACTATAACGGACATATACAAGTCCGTGTCCATGGCACACATATCAAAGGCAAATTAAACGGTTAATGGCTAGCGCAGGCTAACATCATGCGCCCTAGACCTGGATCCAGTATCGCAGGGACGGAATGCTCACCGCCGTAGTGAGTACTCAACCACTACCCCAAAAGGATGTAGATCACAAAACGCCGTGATTTGGTTGTTTGAATAGGTTAACACAAAGGCAAAAAGAAGGGTAACTCCCTAACGGACATATAGACGTCTGCGTGTTTATATGTGCCTGCCGTCGGATAAAGACTGAGCTCGTGGTACCGGCCGACCGCCACTGTAACGCTCTAACGTAGAATGACTTGCTAACTCGGATGATGACAAGTATATCTTTGCCCGCCCTGGGCAAAGTATGACCATTAAATCTGGATGATACTAAACATCTTCGATGTAAAAATTGCGATGAGCGTGAGCGAAGAGCAAACGAACGCAGTTCGTTTCATTGTTATAAATAACATCATCTACTCGAGTAGGAATTAATATGAAAATCGCTCAACTACTACAATCGGTTAATGAAGCAGGTGCAAGATCAGCTTCCCAACAATCTTCAATGCAGGCTGCTGCTTCAGGAACTACACCTCCTCCTAATCTAACAGTTCAACAAGGGGGCAGAGGACAACCTCGAGCTACTACAACAGCACCTACAACAAACGCAGCACCTACAACAAACGCAGCACCTACAACAAACGCAGCACCTACAACAAATGCCGGGCCGGGATTAACACAGCCGTTACCTCCTGCAGATCCAAATGCACCTAGTCTAGCAACTAGGATTGGACGTGGCATAGGAGCTGCTGGTAAGGCTATAGGAGCAGTAGCAGGTGTTCCTCAAGGTTTAGGGCGTGCTATAAAGAAAGGGTACCAAGCAGGAGTAGATACTATAGGTGGACCAGGCGCTTCCCCCGCAGGTGGAGCTCAAGCCGCATCTGCTCAGAGCGTTCAGGCTACAAATAATGAGTTAGATCAGTTGAAAGCCACTCTACAGTCACTAGACCAAAGGATGCGTAGAGCAGGGTTTGAAGAATCAAAAAAACGGTAATCCGCTTTCTTTTGTAGTTTCTAGATTTTCTTTTATTAGTTCACTGATTATTTCTCTATCAGTTACATCTAATTGATAGGCCTGTTCCAAGTTTAATGCTCCTCGCATGTACCAGGCCATCTTATATAATTCTTGTTTTAGGGCTTTTGACTCTTTGTCCAAGTTATCTACTTCTACTTGGATTTCGGCCATTGTCAATGTCAAAAGCCTTGCCCGAAAAAATCAGAATTATTAAAAGTAATAGGAATTTTATAAGTTGGTGGTGCGCCTAGTTCTTGTTGTTCAGGTGTACTTTGGAATTCTAGAGGCTTCATATCGTTGTGTTCTTTCAGCAACTTGATGTGTGATTGAACTTTTTCAAATATTTCTTTGTCTGTATTGGATATAAATTCTTGAATGAAATGCGGGTTAGTAACTTCACCTTGAGGTGTAACGATTTTGTATATAGACTCACCTAATAGATTAACCGTAATATCAGTTAGTTTGGCAAAACTTTCATTAAAAATTTCCAACTTTTTATCATCAGGTATAGTATCATCGTTGGCCATATTAAGGATTCGGTTTGTTTCAAACGTTTTTACACTGGTTTTATTCAAGTGACGATAGGTTAATGGTTTAACATATATAATTAACTCATCATTTACGGCTACCTGTTCTGTCCATGAATTATAACTTTGTTGATCTAGTAAATGTCTAAGGTCTATGTCATAATCTACTTCTTCGTCTGTATTGGGAACCTTAAATTTTAAGGGCATACGTTCCCCATAGGTAGCAATACGGATTGCAATTAAAATAGTATCTAAGTCTAGATTGGGACAGTTCCAGGCATTTTTAATATTTGGCAAACAACTTTGTATAACATCCACTATCGCTTGACCATTCATTAGAGCGTCGGGAGTCTTGAACAATAACTCGTCTTTGGCAGTCATGGAATACACGGGATATTCACCATTTTCAGTAATCACAATAGATCCCGGCTCCCAAAACTTACCTTGACTGGGCAGTTGAATATAAATTTTAGGTTGACGCATCCACTGACTTAATGGATTGGTCTTTTGGGCTGCTTGATATTGCATGTTTTAACTCCGATAAATAAAGAATAGGATATTACCTATATTATTTATATACTACTTTAATAGCCATTTAAACACATGAACGGTGCAACAGAAGCCACACTAGCAGAATTACTAGCCGAAGCTAAGGCTATGAATGTGAATTTAGTTTCATTGAACAGAATGATCAATTCACCTAATTCTGGCATTAACAGCGCCAGTAATAGAGCAGCACAGGGAGTAAACAATTTAGGCAATGCTGCCAGCAATGCCGGCACAAAATTAAATTTACTTGCCGCAGCAGGCAACGTCATAAGCGGAACTTTTAGTTTTTTCAGCGGTATTATAAGTTCGGTTATAGGAGGACTTACTGAAACAGCAAAAAGCCTATATGCTTTTAGTTTAAAGGCCGCAGAAGGAACAGCACGCCTTAGTGATTTTTATGACTCTTTTAAAAATTTACCTTTAGGTTTAGGTACCTTAATGGGAATCCTAGCAGATCAAACTAGGATAAACGAGCGATTACTAGATACCTATAGAAGTATTACATCTGCAGGAGTGTCGTTTGGTGGTAGTCTCAGTGATGTTAGAGATGCTGCTACAAGAACATTTTTATCATTTGAAGAATTAGGTAGAGTAAGCAGAGATAATAGCGAAATATTTGCCACCATGGGGGGCAATGTAGATAGGGGATTTAATAAATTTGTTGATACACAGAACAAATTAATAACGAAATTTGGTAGCCAACTTCTAGGATTAGGATTAACGTCTGAGGGTGCTGCTAACATGCTGGCAATTTTTATGAACAATGCTGGTAATTTAAGCAGAGCAGAACTGGCCAATAATGATCTACTTGCACAAAGTGTGGTCAATATTACCACGCAGATGGACGCTTATTCTAAAATTACTGGTAAGAGTCGCGAAGCACTTGAAGCAGAAATGAAGAAGAAATCCTTTGACGCTGCTTGGAAAACATTTACTGCTGGCATGAGTCCGGAAAAAGCAGCCAGTGCTCTTGCTGCTATAGAATTAGCCACTGCCAAGGGAGGTGAAGGTGCAGGTGACGCTCTGAAGCAAATGTTTATGACAGGCGGTCAAATTTCTACACCTATAACAGAGGCGGCTAAGGCGTTTTATGTTCAGACACAGGGCGGCGCAGAGACATTTACTCAACAGATGTATGATTCCGTGCAGAACATGCGTGCTGGAAGTGAAGAACAACTTTCAATGCAAATGGAGGCAACTAGACGTTTAGGCCAACAGTATAATGAATTCATAGGACCTATGGGTGAGATGGGTGCTATACGGTCATTACAAGGTGACAAATTTGTCAATAATTTTAACTTGATGAACACAGCTTTAGTAGATGGACGTAGAACGCAGGCAGAACAACAACGGGCAGTTGCCGAAGCCCTGCAGAAACAAAAAGATCAGGCTAATGGCAGTGCCCAATCATTTGCAAAGGCCGAATTAAACATTAGACAATTTGGCAACGCATTGAACGGTATTATAGGTGGTGTGCTAGCACCGTTTTTAGAATTAGCACAAAGATTTAGCCAAGCATTCTTAGAGTACCTTATTCCTGTTGCTACAGATTTAGCGAAATGGCTAGGGGACCAATTACAGGCAATTAGGTCTGCCTATGGAAGCGGGGGATTCACTGCTGCGTTTCAACAAATATTGAAAAGTTTAGGCAGTGGTGTAGATAATCTTATCGAAATGTTTAAACCCACTTGGGAAAAAATTCAACCTATGGTAATGACTGCCATAGACGACACATGGAATTTTGTTAAACCATACATGGTTAGGGCATTTGATGGTCTAGTTGAATTTTTAAAACCGTATCTGATGAGAGGTTTTGCTGCAATAATGGATGAAATTAATGGGCAAATTTATAAAATGACAGGCGGAAGATATGGTGATGATAGAAATAGATCTGAAATTCGAAGAGAATTTGATTTTCAACAATCTATAATAGACGCTACCAATAAGGCAATTAGAGATGGCAATGCTTCTGCAGAACAATTAGCCGCATCTGTAGTAGCCAAGAATAAACAGTTACAATTGTCTGAAATAGAAAAACGATATATAGGTCTAAGTGATTCTGAAAAAGAAAAATGGAGAATGCCTGAAGTTAGACATAAAGGTACACTAGGTATGACAGGCAATTGGTGGGAAAAAGAAAACGCTACATTAAATGTTCAAGCGGGAGAGAGTGTGGTCACTGAAGATCAAATGCGTCAAATTGTAGATACAGCAAGTCAGTCTGGGCTTGCTGATAGCATAAACCGCTTAAATAGTCTAACCGCAGAGTTAATTAGAACCACTAAACAGGTAGCTGCCAATACAGCGGCTAATGTTAGTGCTACAAAATCTCTAAATGATAACCTTTGGGCAGCATAATATATGGCATGGAAAAAGTATTTTACACCAGTTAACACACAGGGCACAATGAGCCCTATAAGTGGCTCTATGACCAGTACTGGTCCGAATGCCAGCCGATCAAACTATTCTAGTTATTTGCCCGATGTTTATTCCGGACATCCTAATCGTCTAGAACGTTATGGACAGTATGACACCATGGATTGGGACAGCGAAGTTAATGCTGCTCTTGATATTCTTGCAGAGTTTTGTACACAGGAAAATGAAGAAAACGGTACTCCGTTTCGAATATTTTTTAAAGAATCTGCAACAGGCACAGAAATAAAGATTATTAAAAAATATCTACAGCAATGGTGTAAGGCCAACAAATTTCATACAAGAATTTTTAAAGTTGTGCGTAATGCCTTTAAGTATGGAGATGTATTCTTTGTTCGTGATCCTGAAACACAGACATGGTTGTACATAGATCCTGCAAAAGTAGATAAAATTATTGTGAACGAAAGTGAAGGTAAGAAGCCTGAACAATATGTTATACGTGATTGGAATCCTAATTTAGAAAAACTAAACGCAACTGCAATTCAGCCCAGTAATGTACACGGCGGTGGTAGTCAATTCGGTGCTAGTTATGGTACAGGACAGGGTGGTGCAGGTGGATCACGTGGTATGGTAGGTGCCTATCCTACAAGCATTGCTTCCAGTAGATTTCAACAGAATCAAAATCAATATACAATAGATGCAGAACATGTAATACACATATCTATGAGCGAAGGATTAGATAACAATTATCCATTCGGTAACTCGTTAATGGAAAGCATCTTTAAGGTATTCAAGCAAAAAGAATTATTAGAAGATGCTATCATTATCTATCGTGTACAACGTGCTCCAGAGCGCAGAGTATTTTATATTGACGTAGGTAATATGCCCAGTCATTTGGCTATGGCATTTGTAGAACGTGTTAAAAACGAAGTTAATCAACGACGTATTCCATCTGCTACAGGTGGCAGTCAATCGGTTGTTGATGCAGGGTACAATCCTTTGAGCATTAACGAAGATTATTTTTTCCCACAAACAGCGGAAGGTAGAGGCAGTAAGGTTGAAATATTACCAGGTGGAACTAATCTAGGAGAAATTGATGACCTTAAGTATTTTACTAATAAACTTTTTCGTGCTCTACGCATCCCTAGTAGCTATCTACCTACTGGTCCCGACGACGGAGGAAGTAATTTTAATGACGGAAGGGTTGGAACCGCTTACATTCAAGAACTTAGATTCAACAAATATTGTGAAAGATTACAATCAATGATGCACGAGCAGTTTGATACAGAATTCAAATTGTATCTTTACAAAAAAGGCATCAACATAGACAACAATATTTTTGATTTGAGATTTAATCCACCTCAGAATTTTGCTTCCTATAGACAGGCAGAAATGGATACTGCCCGTGTTAATACTTTCGGAACATTAGTAGCTGTGCCATTTTTAAGTAAACGATTTGCCATGAAGCGTTTCTTAGGATTGAGTGCAGAAGAAATGGCAGAGAATGAAAAGCTATGGAAAGAAGAAAACATAGATGAAGATCCTGAAATGAGTGCTAGTGCTCAACTCCGAGGTGCAGGAGTTACAGCAAACAGTATTGGTGGAGATATGGGCGCTATGACTTCTAATACAGCGGAATTAGGAACTGAACCAGGAGCGCCTGGAGCAATGCCCGGTGGAGAAGCCGGAGAATCACCACCGGCAGTATAAATATTATTATGTTTTTAAGAGAATTTATTTACTTTGACAAGCAATCTTCAGAACCTGTTGAAGATAACCGTTATTTGAGTCAAAACGATACCAGCGTTCTTAAAGATAAGGACGTTCGTAAAGTTCGTTTAACTCTCAAAACTCTTAATGAAATACGAAAAGCGGGCGAGGCTTTCGAAAAAGAGCGTAAAGAAGAACTTAGTTTAGTAAGAAAAATGTATGCTGCTCCACCACCAGAAGCAGCAGGACAGATGTAACTGGAATTTTTTTACAATTTTTTTATCAATTAGAGGTAAAACTCTATCAACTTTAGGTCAAAATGAGTCGTTTTTGGCCTATTTCACATATATTATAAGATAACTCTGTAAATATACTCGACAGCCTTGCCGCTACAGTTTAAGGAGAATAACGGTCATGACTAAATTTGAACAATTATTAGACTATCTCGTGAATGAAGAGATGGACAAAGCCAATGAGCTTTTCCACGAGATAGTTGTAGAAAAAAGCCGCGATATCTATGAAAATTTAATCGCAGAAGAAGAACAAGAAGAAGAAGTCGAAGAAGCAGCCGACGAAGAAGTCGATGAATCTGATGAAGAAGTAGACGAATCTGCCGACGAAGATGATGTAGATGAGTCCTACGACGAGGACATGGAAGAAGCCGAAGAAGAATTAGAAGATTCTTACATGATGGACGGTGATGACGAAATGCCTCCACAAGATGGTACAGATGACCTAGGTGCAGATGCTGGCATGGACGATATGGAAGCAGGAATGGGCGCCGAAGAAGAAGTCAAAATGGACATCATGGCAGCTATCGAAAAGTTAGAACAGGCCTTCGCAGCCATGGGCGGTGAATCATCTGCTGATGATATAGGAAACGACATGGATGACATGGGTGCAGACGATGATAAGCCCGCAGAAGAAATGATGGGGTTTTCAGAAGGTCGTCGCATGACACGTGAGTATGTTGAGAAAGTTGGTAATGACTGGGATAAAAACAGTCAGAAACAACAGGGCGCAATCGTTGGTAAGAACACAGGCGACAGCATGCCTTCGGGAGAAAATACCAAAAGCCCAATCAGCTCAGGTAAAGGCAAGCCTACAACTGGTGCCACAGCACACAATATTCTAGGTGGTAAGGGCGGTATGGAAGGTGGACATAACACCGGAACAAGTCCAAACAAGCCAAGCAAAGGTATTAATCCAGAAAGTGGTGAGAAATTTACAAAAGGTGTTACTACAAACCTAGACGGTTCTACAACTGGTGTTAAGAAGTTAAGCAAGGTTGCAGGCGGTCACGGCGCTGAGAAGAAAGGTTCTGGCCCAGGTCCAGTAGGTTCTGGAACAGGTGACAAGGCTGGTCAAACCAGTGTTGGGCAGGTCAAGAGCCCAATCAATGGTGCTCCAGGACGTAACGCCTAATAGAGATACGTAATGAAACTAGCCTATCTACGTGAACATCTAAGTTTTGACCAGGCTCAAGCAGTGCTTGAGTCTGACGACAAGGATGGCAAAAGCCTTTATCTAAAAGGTATAGCAATTCAAGGTGGTATACGTAACGCTAATCAGCGTGTGTATCCTGTTGATGAAATTGAACGTGCTGTGAAAACACTTAACGATCAGATTCAAAATGGATATTCAGTTCTAGGCGAAGTTGATCATCCTGATGATTTAAAAGTTAATTTGGACCGCGTTTCACATATGATTACTCAGATGTGGATGGAGGGTCCGAACGGATATGGAAAGATGAAAATCCTTCCAACTCCAATGGGTAACTTAGTTCGTACCATGCTGGAAAGCGGTGTAAAACTTGGTGTAAGTTCTCGTGGTAGCGGCAATGTTAACGACATGAACGGCCATGTGTCTGATTTCGAGATCATTACGGTAGATATAGTTGCTCAACCCAGTGCGCCCGGTGCGTATCCTACTCCTGTTTATGAACATCTCATGAATACACGCAATGGATATCGTGCTATACAGGTTGCACAAGAAGTAAAAGAAGATCCAAAGGCCCAGAAATACTTGAAAGAATCACTTCTTTCGATTATAAAAGGTCTAAAATAAGCCCGAGGAGAAAAGTAAATGTTGGACGCATTCAAAAAGTTAGTCGAAAGTGGTGCTATTTCAGAGGATTTAGGTACTGAATTAGAAACCGCTCTTGCTGCTAAAATTCAAGAGAATCGCGACCAAGTCACTGCTCAACTTCGAGAAGAATTTGCTACAAAATATCAACATGATAAGCAGTTGATGGTTGAAGCAATCGACAAGATGTTAAGCGAGAGACTGGCCGTTGAAGTGTCCGAATTGCATGAAGACAAAAAATCTTTAGCAGAAGCAAAAGCTCGTTATGAACAAAAAATGACAGCAGATGCTAAGGTGTTAGAAAGTTTTGTTATCAAGCAGCTAGGTAAAGAAATTGTGGAGTTCCAAGGCGATCGTAAGAAAGTTAGTGAGAACTTTTCCAAGTTAGAGCAATTTGTTGTACACGCTCTAGCCAAAGAGATTTCAGAATTTGCTCAAGACAAGAAAGATCTAGCAAAGACCAAGGTCAAACTAGTTCGTGAAGCAAAAGCAAAATTTGAAGAAATTAAAGCTGATTTTATCAAGCAAGGTGCTCGTGTTGTCGAAAACGCTATCACTACCAAACTCAAGGCTGAAATTACTCAGTTGAGAGAAGATATTGACAGTGCTCGCAATAACGCATTTGGTCGCAAGATATATGAAGCATTTGCACAAGAATATTCTTCTTCATTCTTAAATGAAAAATCAGAAACAGCAAAACTGTTAAAGATTATTCAAAAGAAAGATCAGGAATTATCCGAAGCAAAGCAGGCTGTTGCTGAAAAGGCTACCATTGTAGAATCTAAAGAGCGCGAAATACGTGTTACAAAGGATTTAATGGAACGCAAACAGGTAATGGCAGAGTTATTAGCACCATTAGGTGCCGATAAGAGAGAGCTTATGAAGCAATTATTAGAGAGTGTACAAACTTTTAAACTTCAAACAGCTTTTGACAAGTACCTACCAACAGTGATGGAAGGCGAAATCAAGAAGCCAGCCAAGGCTGTACTAACTGAGGGAACCGAAGTTACTGGGAATCGTGAAACAAAGCCAGAGGTAGGCTTAGATAATATATTAGACATCCGTAAGTTGGCGGGTCTAAAATAATTCAAGGAGACAAAAGGAAATGTCACAACTATTAAATGAAAGATGGTCAGAGACCAAAGAAGCTCTGCTTGAAGGCCTATCTGGTGTTCGTCGTGCTTCTATGAACGTTTGTTTAGAAAACACACGTAAGTACTTGGCTGAAAGTGCAACAGCTGGTGCAACAAGTGCTGGTAATATCGCTACATTAAACCGCGTTATTCTTCCAGTTATTCGTCGTGTTATGCCAACAGTTATTGCTAACGAAATTATTGGTGTTCAGCCAATGACAGGACCTGTTGCACAGATCCACACTCTACGTGTTCGTTATGCTGATGCTGCTGACGGTGTAGTAGCAGGTGAAGAGGCACTAAGCCCATTCAAGATTGCCGCTGCTTACTCCGGTAACAACAACGATAGCAATCCTAAGGCTGATAGCACTGCTGCTCTAGAAGGTCGTCCAGGCCGTCGTATGAGCATTCAAATCTTGAAAACACCTGTGGAAGCCAAGAGCCGCAAACTAAGCGCACGTTGGACTTTCGAGGCTGCTCAAGATGCTCAAGCACAACAAGGTATCGACATTGAGGCAGAAATCATGGCCGCTCTAGCACAAGAAATTACTGCTGAGATCGACCAAGAAATCCTAGCTTCTTTACGTAGTTTAGCAACTGTAGAAGAAACATATGACCAGTCATTAGTTTCAGGTACAGCTACATTCGTTGGTGACGAACATGCTGCTCTAGCAATTCAAATCAACCGTGTTAGCAACTTGATTGCTCAGCGTACACGTCGTGGCGCTGGTAACTGGGCAGTTGTTTCTAACCAGGCTCTTACAATTCTACAGAGTGCAACAACATCAGCATTTGCTCGTACCACAGAAGGTACATTCGAAGCACCTACAAACACCAAGTTTGTTGGTACATTGAACGGCGCAATGCGTGTTTATGTTGATGCATATATGCCTGACACAACAGCACAGAATGATAACCAGATCCTAATCGGTTATAAGGGTTCAAGCGAGGCTGACGCCGCTGCTTTCTATTGCCCATATATTCCTCTAATGAGTTCTGGTGTTGTTCTAGACCCAGCAACATTCGAGCCAGTAGTTGGCTTCTTAACACGTTACGGCTATGTTGAGTTAACAAACACAGCATCTAGCTTAGGTAACGCTGCCGACTATCTAGGTAAGGTTTCTATTACTACAGCTAACGTTAGCTTCAAGTAATTTAGAAAAAGTTGCTTTAAGGAGATACAAGAACCCGCTTCGGCGGGTTTCTTGTTAAATACACTGTCTAATTATGCGGCACCAACCGCGTAGACCTCGAACGTCATTATAAGGAGAAACAAATGGGACGTCCAATTAAAAAGAAATTTTTCGGTAACCTAAATCAAGGTTCAACTAGCACCACAACTGACAACGGCATTGGTGGTGAAGGAGTAGCTAGTGTAACCATATTAACAACTGGTTCTGGTTTTAATAGCACAACTACAACAGTTACATTTACAGCACCACAATTACCTGGAGGCGTTACAGCTCAAGGATCGGCAA